TCATACTGCCACTTTGGTGGAGCACGTATGTAGCACAAGATCGCTCATTTTCGTGTTGATGAGTGATAGCTGGTCCGTGTTGTTCTCTGACATCCAGGCGCCATAAACCCGGTACACCATCTGCGCATCGGAGTGACCCATTTGTGATGCAACGTAGTTCGGGTTTGCGCCTGCTGAAAGAGCCCAGCACGCGAACGTATGGCGTGACTGATATGCTTTCCGGTGACGGAGGCCTGCACGCCTCAGTGCGCCGGTCCATATCTGACCGAGTGACTCAGTTGAGTAATATGCTCCCGATCTGCCATTGACAGCGTTCACGCTGGGATTGAACACGAATGTCTTCTGTTCCTGAAGTCGCTCGCCATACTCCCTGGTATGAAAAGTGAATGAGGTTTGAGGGTACATCCGGGTCAGCTCCCTTTGATCACGCAGAATATCGACAGCTGCATCTATAAGGCATATAACACGGTTTCCCGCTTCCGTTTTCGGCGGTGTGAATAGACCCTGTGGTGTAAGGTTTCGGCTGACTGTCAGCTTTTTCGCTTCAAGGTCCACATCCTCCCAGGCCAGCGCGCATATTTCTCCGTGGCGTAATCCCGTCAGGATGGCGAGTGACCACATGTTGGCCGTCTGACGCGTTGAGCATGCCCCGATGAGGCGAGAGTACTCTTCCCGCGTGATCGGGTCAGGCCGCTTATTGGACTTCTTCAGAGGCTTGATGCCCGTCATCGGGTTTGCCTCTATATACCCGTTGCCATGAGCAAAGGCGAAAATGGCTTTCAGGTCAGCCATGCTGGAGTTAACCGTGGCCGCTGTCCTCCCTTTCTTTTCTATATTCATCTTCCTGCCGGTAAAGTAACTGCCATTCAGAAGCTCAATGCGCAGGTTGAGCAGGTCCTTCTGCATGACCGACCTGATATCCTTTCCGTTGCCGATGATATCCAGCGTCACCCTGACGCGGCGCTCTGTCGTGATGTAAGAGCTATTGGCCCAGTCAGGCTTTTTGAGCTTCAGCCATAAATCCGCTACCTCCCTGATAGGAACTGCCTTTGATGAGCCAGCCTGGTTCTTAAATAGTGGTGAATCCGGAAACTCACTCCTGTAATCAAACGTCCCTGTCTTAATGCGGTAAACGATGTTGCTACGCAGCTCGCCAGCCATCTTCCTGTTTTTGGGTGTATCGGGAACGCCGATCGCCTCCCACCTTCTTTGCCCCTCATACATGAACCAGATTCGAAGGTGGTTCTTGTTGGGAGCCACTCCTGTCGGATATCCAGACATACGCCTTCTCCTGTTGAAATGGATCTGCATTTAAGCAGATTTCTTCCTGGCAATCGCTGCTGGCTGGTTATCAATCCACTTCTCGATCGCCTTCCAGTCGTAAAAGCACATGCTGTTATCACGCGGCGCGCCATCAGGCGACACGTGCTTATATTCACGTCCCTCCATCCATGACACTTCGCGGGCTGTTTTGATGGTGTTTTTCTTCATGCCGGTGATGGTCATTAGAACGGATTCAGATACCCACTTGCTCGGCATCAGCTGAACAACGTTTTCCATATCTACTCCTTAAACGGCCAGTTCCAGACCAGCACGATGCAAATAAAAACGACGAGCCACTGAGTGAACTCGCCGGGGGTGATGTCGCAGATGGTGTTCATGCTGCAGGCTTCAGAAAGAGAATCCAGTGCGTCTTATCGCTTTTGCCAGTTCGCTGCCAGATGGTTGGCTTTTGGTCGGTCAGAGCGATAACTTTGCTGACGGGAATCTGTGTTTCGTTCCATTTGAATATCAGTGTGCCGTGTGGCCGCAACACCCTGAATGCTTCTGCGAAGCCTGCGCGGATATCGTCTGGCCACGTCTTCTTATCCAGAGCGCCATACTTCTTTTTCATCCAGGCATTTTCGCCGACCCTATCTAAATGAGGTGGATCAAACACAACCTGAGCAAATGTGTTGTCAGCAAATGGCAGCGCGCGGAAATCTGCGATGATGTCAGGGCTTATCTGCAGCGTGCGACCGTCACATAAAACATGCTGCTCTTCCCGGCGGTCGGTGAAGACTGCTCGGTCATCCTGCTTATCTATCCAGAACATGCGCGAGCCGCAGCACATATCCAATATGCTTAATTCAGACATAACAACTCCTCACGCAGAGCGCGATAGTGAATAGGGTGGGTGGGGGTTTAGTAGCAGAAATCGACTTTAAATTTATGTTCGCAGGCGGGGCATTCAACATCTACGTCGGTGGTTCTAGGTGTATCGTGCTCGCAAGCCTCAGCTCTTCCACCATCAACCCAAAATTCGTCATCCTGCTCAATTAAGTCGAAATACTCTTCGCACTTAGGGCATTCGGTATCAAGCGTTATACGCCAGTTAGCATATATTTTGCTCATGCCACTCTCCTGTGTTGCTTAGCTCGCTCAATACGCTGGAAGTCCTCGCAGCATTCCGGGCAGCAGAAGAAGCCTTTATCTACTGACTCCTCGCAGTTATAGCAGGAGCCGGTAAACTGCATCTCCGGGCGTTTACGGTTTGCCAGGGCGATTGTTCTTTCCAGTTCCTCAAGCGCTGCGGCCTGGTCTAATTCGTCAGACATGCTCTACCTCCAAAATTTGGGCGTAAAAAAACCGCCTCAATGGGCGGCTATCTCTACGATTTTTTATCAAGAAAGTTTAAAAAAACTTCCTCAGGAGTTTCGGATACCCCTATAAGTTTTCCATCATTAAATTGAATGACTGTAAAATCAGCAGTGTCTATTAGAAAAAACTTAACAATAAAATCAGGGTTGAAATATTGGACGGAAGCTGAAGATCTAATCCTGTAACCAAACTTTGAATCATGATTGTAGGTGACATTCAGTTTTATAAACATCATTTTATCCAAGTTAGAATTTAAGCATGATGATTATCAGATATAAGTCTTTTAATCAATCATTTATCCTCCTTCTGATAGGCCGGGGCAATGCCGCGGCGAAAATAGCCAGATTGCAGGCAACAAAAAACCGCCCGTAGGCGGCTGTTTATAAGGAATTAAAAGGGATTAAACACCCTGTCGGTACTCTTCGTAAGAACGAGGTTTAGAGTCACCTTCTTTACGATAAGCAAAGAGTTCATTCTGCCGATCCGTAACATACCCCAGTGTTTCAGTAAGCTGACGTCGCAGAGTAGTAGGCATTTGAGGAATGCTTTGATCGCTCAGTCCATTCTCGATTTTATTCATAATTTCGAGAGCCAGGCCAATCTGCTCAGCATCCCTCAAAATATTAACGCGGTAACCCTCACGGGTCTCTTGCTCGCCTTCCAACTGGCGCGTCAGTTTATCGACCTGGCTGGCATAAGCGTCCAGTTGAGCCTGCACATCAGGCGGGATTTCACCCGTTTTTTCAGCCAGCGCTTTAAGAGCATTGATGTTATCGATCGCCTGTTGCGCCAGGTCAGTTGCAGTAGTCATATTTGGCATCCTTTGAAAAATTTTAAACCAGAAAATTTAATGAGGTTAAAAAGGCCGATCAAAATCGGCCTGAAAAGTGTCCGTTAACTGTTACGGGTGTTCGTACTGCTGAAAAGTACGCGGCACCGGGTCGCCGGGCTTTCGGAACATGGCGTTGTCATCTTTGCGGCCTTTCAGATACATCAGGGTCTGCTTGGCCTGATACTGATCGGCTGGAGACAGGGAGCCAGCCGTACCTGCGTTAATCGCCGCGACAACTTTGGTCAGAATCTCGATACCCCAGCCGACGGCTTCGGTAGTGTCCAGAATCGCAGAGCGATACAGGGTATTGAGGTCTTGCAGGTCTTCAAATTCCTGGTCGGTATGTTCCATGGTAAATCCTATTTTAGTTGAGTGAGTTAGGCCGTGAATTCACTCAGCCACCTTACTCGCATAGCCTGATAAAGAACAGTAAAATACTGTTTATATGTACAGTATATTTGTGTCATAAATTTGGCTTAGTGCCACTTCTGTGTTTACTGCGCTCTTTCAGAAAACGTATCCGGCTGCGACTGGCACGCTGGCGTACAGATTCATATGAGCGGTTTAGTCGCCGGGCTATAAGCTTGGGTGGGATGGTTGCTGCGAGTTCTTTCAGAAGGCCTATCTCATCGGGGGACCAGCGACGGCCAAGAGTTAACTGATTGCCGCGACGCCGGTATTCAGGTGATTCCATGTTGTCTCCTGTTATTTGCTGAGTGCCTCTTCGATTTCTGCTTTACGAAGCAGATAAACATCAGTGGCCTTTTCCAGCGTTTCAGCCTCGCTGGCCAGCATGCGCGCCGCGTACTTATAGCAGCGGTCAAGCCCTGCAACGTTTTCAGCTTCAGCTGCTGCTGCGGTGAAATCGGCAAGCAGTTCATCCGGAGTGCGCTTTGCTGCACTGGTATTCGTCGCCGGGTTAATTTCGCGCTCGGGCTGCTGCGTTTCAGGCTTGCTATTAATCAGGTTATTCAGATCGGCACGGCTGCGCGCCGGTGTTACATCGCGTTCCGATCGCTGCGCCAGTTCAAACTCATCCGGGGTATAAACACCGAGAATCACGTCCGGGCAGTAGAGGCGCGCCCAGTATTTAACAGCCAGATATGCCAGTTGCTGCTTTGGTGCTGTCTTCCACAACGGGGAATTGCGAGTGGTGACGTACTCCATGTAAAGCGGCTCACCCCACGTGATTTCTGTTTCACCGCGCAGCACTGCGCCGACGCGTACAGACAGGCCACGCTCATTCGAGGCATTTGCGGCGCCAGGCTTAAACTTCTCCCAGTCACCGCCGTATTCGTATTTGAAGCGGCCCTGCACGGCGGTTGAGCTCGTGATTACCGCGTTGACCAGCTGAGCCTCATAACCCAGCGTGCCGTTAACCAGATGCGTTTTCTGCGCCACCGCGTAAGGATTCATTCCCCACTGAGCAGCCTGTAATGCGATCGCCAGACAGTCAGCAGGCTTGCCGGACAGGTGAGCAGGAACCGTTGCTTTACCCTGTGACATGACTTCGGCAAAGGCCTGAAGCTTGTGCAGGCCGCTTGGGCTGAAGATTGCCGCTTTGGTGTCAGCCTCGTTGACTTGCGCGGTGATGATATCGTTGCTCATGCGTAATCCTTTCTCTTGGCCCAATCCGGGCGTGTAATTTCTTCGATGCCGCCCCAGTTACCGGACAGCATGCATTCGTGATAGGTATCGAGGTTGCGACGGAACAGGTCGTAACCGACGGCAACATCATCTTCCTGCAGCTGGAAGGTGCGCACAGGGTACCGGCCACAGTCGATCGCCTCGCTGACTGCGATGAAAACGAAAAGGGGATATTCACCGAAGTGTTTACTGAATCCTTCTCGGTAATAGGCGTCCTGAACGTGATATCGGAACTCTTCAACGTGTCGGGCGAAGCGCGACATATCAGCTACTTTCTTCACGTCGACAATAACGGGCTGGCCCGACAGGAACTTGTCCGGACGGATACGGCAAAGCTCGCCGGTCTGTTCGTCGTTCCAGTAGATTGACGCTTCCTGATGACCTTCAGCCTCAAGCAGCCAGCGTGCCGCCGGATGGGCCAGGGCGCTGGCACGCATCAGCTGCAGCTTTCGGCCCTGCTCGGCATCCATCACCGTCATTCCCGAGTTTTCGCAGTCCTTCAGGAATTGCTGCTCATCGGCCTTGCCTTCATTGGTTCGCCGGTTGAATGCCGGGGCCACGATGAAGCGTTTATCAAACTCCTCAGGCTCCAGCAGCAGGCAATGCAGCGCCGTTCCCATGTCCAGCGCCGCCTTCTTCTCTGCGTCTTCCGGCGCTCCTTTGCGCCACTGGAAGATGGCCGGGTTGATAGCGATGTCGTCCAGCTGCGATTTGCTGATTCCAGCGCCGCCGTGATAGTCCTCGTTGCTGATGTCGTAATAGATGCCCGGCTGCATTACGCTGCCTCCTGATTTCCGTGTTTGTTGCGGTAAATCCCGATCGCAATTTCACGCCGCGCAACCCGCACCATCGCCTCACGCAAAAACGCGTCAGCGGCTTCGTGCTGCTCGTCGTCTTCATCGAACATCTCAATGGCAGGGGAGTCGTAATGCTTTGTCAGGAAGGCGCACAGAGCGGGCATTAACGGGTTAGTCTTGTGCTGGTTCATGCGCGCATCGACTTCAGCGGCAATACACTCCAGCTCATTCTCAGGCAGGTTGTCGGCGATATCCTGCACCTCATGCCGGGCTGTTCTGTTCAGTCTCATTTCTTCTCTCCCAGTCCGAGGCTTTTCAGCATCAGGTTGATGAAGGTGAAATCCTTCGAGTTCTCCAGCATCTTGCGATGGCGCTCTAACTCTTCCTGCTGCTTCTGGTAAGGCAGGGTGGGTGATTGAGTCTTCATGGCTTGCCCTCCTGCGATACGACCTGTAACAGGCGCTCCCAAAGCTGCTGTAAGCGGCTCTTAGGCTTCCACGACATAACGTCAGCGCCGGTGAGTTTGAAATCGAACATGGTGTTTTTGGGGCAGCCCGATGCCGCCCCAGCGATAGCGAAAGCTTGCATGGGGATACTCCGTTGAATGGGTGGGTTGTTGGTTTAGTAAGTGATGCGAATGGAAGTAACTTCACCTTTGGCGATCGCCGTGATTGCGATACGCGCCTGCTCTTCGGTCAGGCCTACAGCGACGAGGTCAGCCAGCGCTTTGTTGTTTACTGCTTTGCGGTGAGCAACATCAGCTGCGCGGGCGGCCGCTTCGTCAGCAATTCGTTTCTCTTCAGTCAGGCGGGCAGCTTCTGCTTCACGGGCTTTGCGCTGCTCAGCTTCGATAGCGGCTTGCTTCTCACGCTCTGCCTTTTCGCGCGCTTCCTGTGCCTGTCGCTCGGCTCGTTCCTTCGCCTCTCTGGATTCGCGCTCTGCGCGCTCCTGAGCGGCTTTAGCGTCGGCTTCCGCCTTTTCCTTGGCTGCTTGTAAATCTGCCTCACGTTTAGCCGCTGCTTCACGCTCACGCTGTGCTGCCTGCTCTGCTTCAATGCGAGCCTGTTCAGCAGCCTGGCGGCGAATCTCTTCTTCGTGTGCTGCGCGCTGACGTTCTGCTTCGGCTTTCGCTTCTGCAGCGTCGCGGTCAAGCTTATCGTTCAGCAGCAGAGCCATTTCGTGATCGGACTCAATCTGCTTTTTTAGGGCTTCTTCAGCAGCTTTCTGCTCGGCTTCAATGCGCAGGCGCTCATCTTCAGCAGCTTTCTCTGCGGCGATGCGTTCCTGTTCTTCTTCCCACTCAGTGAGTGGCTTGCGCGTCATGTCACGGAGATTGTCACAGGCATCAACGAACCGCTTAATCTCTGCTTCAGCAGGCTTCACAGCCTCTTTGAGGCGCTTAAGATAGTCACGGCCCGGCTTCTCAATTGCTGTCTTGCTGCGCGATACCTGCGCCGCCAGTGATGCAACGCGGGCCCGGCCTTTAGCAGTGCTTAGGTCAGGCACTTCGTTAACCTGCTGGCGAATCTGCTCAAGGTAAGCGTCGAGGCCATTGGGTACATACAGTGCCGGAGCCTGTTCAGGTTTAATCTCCAGCACTGCTAAATCGGTAGTCTCAGTCATTTCCATCTCCTGAATTCTGGGCAAAAAGAAGGCCGCACTAAGCGGCCAAATCGCATCCTGTTCTGTCTCTATCATTTGAAACTTCACAGCGTTGGTGCGTAGCACCTCAAAGCCGTCTGAGCAGACAGCTTTACGGTGTCACTCAGAAAATTACACACTCATAAAGGGGTTGCCATGCCCACACATTGAGCAACTCGTCACCGAACTCTAAATCTTCAAACTGCCCGGATTCTTCGTTATATGAGGCCACCTTGTATTCCTGCTCTTCCGTGAAAACTACACAGCGCTGATTTTCTTCTGGCGCTGAATCATCAAATTTAATCCATTGCATCTTGTCTTCTCCTGTTAGTGATTACTGGCCCCGGGCACGCAGCATTGCGTCGGCAATCGCATACGAACGTGATGCGATGCTATCCAGATGATTTGATGCACCCCCGCTGGCGAGCTCTCCTTGCATTGCCTTTGCCGCGAAGTAATCGCGTATAGTTGCGTCAGATGCCATTTCTTCTCGTTTGCTAATTTCCCATTCGTCCATCTCAACCTCCTGCTATAAACCCCAGCCCCATCAACACACCAATAACCAGCCACCCGAATATGTAGTTACCAGTGCTTATCATGGAGCCTCCAGATATGAAAAAGGCCGCCTAAGCGACCTGATTGATGCATTTGCCGGGGTGTTTAGCCACGCCCGGCTCGTGGTTCCTCCGCTTTCCACAGTCAAAGGAAACTGATATGTTGGTCGCTCCATAGTCAATATAGGAATGTTCTTATGGCGGATTTTACTGTCAGGATTGAGTTGCGTGGCGCTAATTGGGAAACCTACACAAAACTTCATGAGAAAATGGAGTCTATTGGCTTCTACAGAAAGATAGTTGGCGATGACAGGGTTACTTATCAATTGCCAGATGGCGAGTACGTCGGAAGTAGCGTGAAAAGCATTATCGACCTCAGAATCCAGGTTCACGCCATAGCCTCAACACTTAACATTGATCCGCACGTACTTGTTACCCAATCCCAAAACTGGTCGTGGGTTTTACCCAAGGCGTGATGAGCCGTCACAACCAGATTCGCCAGCAAATGACTTTCTGCGCTGAACTTCGTACCTCAGTGCTTTAATCGAAACGTCCAGGGCATCTGCAAAACTGATGCCTTCTTCATCCGCCAGTTCCTGCACAACCTTTCTCAGTTCGTTATCTTGAGTTTCCATAACTTCCTCACTTAATGATGTGTGTTGCTTCTTTACTCACCTTGCGATGTCCAGCCTGAAAAAGTGCCACCTGTGGTAAGCACTGTGATGTGCTCTCATGCCTGTCACGCAGAGAAGGGGAGATAACTGCTTTCTCTACTCTCTGGTTGCAGCTGGATAAGGTGCTGACGATGCGGCGCTCGAAACGAGTCTGCTCGATAGCCTCTGATGCTTTACGGGCGTTAAAAGCCGCCATACGACGCTGATTTCTGTTCATGGGTATTCCTCGATGAGTGCTTGGGTGGTGAGGTGGCTGGAATCGAACCAGCTTCCATCGGTGCGCTGCCGATTGCAGTGCGCGCGGCGTGTCGTTACATAACCGGTATTTTCACGACCGCCTATCTGCTAGCTCGCCATTGAGCTTCACCTCACCCCGAAGAACTCGCCTCGGCCTGTGTATTCACAGGGTCATATTGTTAAAGAGCATCACCGTCCTGGTGAGTAGCGCGTCCTGCTGATGGGATTTAATTTAGCGTTATGCTAAATAAATGGCAATAGCAAAATGCTAAATAATTTAGGGTTGGATTTTAGCTAAATGATTTAGAAGGGAATTTATTTTTTGAGAGGGGGTTGGCAGGCACAAAAAAGCCCGCACAGTGGCGGGCTCTTAGCTTTTAGGTATCAGTTTGAGTATCTGACGGAGTTGATGGCTAGCTTTCCAGATGTCGTCCTGAGTGTCTCCATCCCATTCTGGCGTCATTTCTCTTTCTGCCTGAAGATACCGTAATCTGATGTGTATCTCTGCGATTTCGTCCCGCCCGCATTTAGCGGCGATTCGGTGAAGACCCTCAAGTGGCGTTGGCTCCCAAGGTTTCAGGTTCAGTCGTTCTTTTTTGAACAGTAGTGATAGTTTTTTGTTCATAAGGTAAGTACAAAAAAGCCCGCGTAGGGCGGGCTTTTTAGATGCTGATAAAAAACCCGGCCGAAAGCCGGGTAGGTGTTATGCTTTTTTTCGTTTTTCTATTTCAGCAACCTTTCTTCCAGCTTCTTTTAATCTCTGGATACGGTCATCATTCCATTCAATCTCTGAGCCACCCATAGGGGCATAGGCTCTAACAGATCCGGATTGAATTTTTCCAACAATCTCCGAATGCTGTGGGTGCTCTTTGAGGTCTATTGTCTGAACGTTATCAGAGTTGGCTGCATAAATTCCTGTGAATTTCATGAGTTTCCCCTTCTCTTTCATGGATTCCATAATACTATTGTAGCTCATTGTTTCATCCTGAAGGTTTGATTCCCCAGTACTGATGTTGCAAAACTTAACATCACCACCAGAGTATGGATCGAAAACCTTAGCAACAGTAACGGCCGTCTTTACACAGCCGCATTGTTGAAATGTATTGCCTGCGAATCCGCTTCCAGACCCAGTAAATAGAGCATGGATATGCCTCGTTTCTGGATCCATTAAAAATTGCTTATGCCCGGCATCAAAAATCACTTCACCTTCCGATGAGGCCACCACAACCGAAACCTTATATTTTCCGTTTTGTTTCAGGTTCGGGAGGGCTTCAGGGTCGAAAGGTTCAGCCATCCACCAATGCTTAAGTTGTTCAATAATTATGCCGTCACCTGCGCAAAAAATTGCACCGCCCAACCGGCACGCTATCTTGTTGAATCCCGTATCATCTACAAACAGTATGTAGTCACCATCCATAAGCGAAAGATCGGCCGACCACCTTGTGTCGGAAGAGACAACATTTTTGTCACAATCATAAGCAGTGGTAGTCATCCGACAATAATCCTTTCTGAAGGTTCACGAACTTTACAGCAATCAAAAAAAACCACAAATCGATATTACTAATCGGTTAAATCAAATTTAACTTTAGTCTTTATAGAAGCTGTTATGAGTAGACTTAAAACTAGCTGGTGATCAAACCAGCCGCATCTTCGTCTCAATTGCCACGCCAAGCACCTTACAGTTCCCGTTGACCGGAACCATAGGCCATTGCGGGTTCAGGCCCTTCAGGTACTTCTGGCTGCCGTCGATGATGAGCTTCTTGAAGGTGGCTTCGTTATCGTCGGTCAGCTTTGCCACAACCAGGCTGCCATTCACCGCTTCCCGCCCAGTATCGAACAGCACATACGTTCCTGCCGGAATACTTAGCCCCATCGGAGCAGTCATTGAGTCGCCTTCCACCTGCAACCAGAAGGCATCTCCCTGCGTATGTGCGTCTGATTCAAGCCACATATCGACATCCTTAATCGTATAGGGTTCACAGGCCTCATCCCAGGCGCCAGCCTGAACCTTGCTTAGAACCGGGTAGCGCGCAGTCTGCTTGTAGTCTCTCGGATTTGAGACGTTAGCATCAACTCGTGGTTGATCTTCATGGATGGAATCAAGCCAGGCATTAGGCAGCTTTAGCGCCAATTCAATCTTCCTCGCCATCTTATCCCCGATGTTTCTAACGCTATTTTCACCAAGCAACTGACTAAATTGGGACGCACTGATGCCCAAAAGCTCTGCAAATCCAGCCTTTGTATTGCCATCGTTCTCAAGGTGCCTCTTCAGGAGGTTGTTGAGATTGGTTTTTCTGATGCTTTTATTTTCCATGGCTTGATTCTCACACTATTTAGCAATGCGATAAATATGCATATTGCTAAATATTGCTTGTTAGTTATTTAGCATAACGCTAAACTTAACCTTGTAATTGAACAGGAGGCTCCAATGGGTAATGAACTGCTCCGCTGGCGCAAGGAATCTTCAGCTGAAGACTGGATCAGCCTTGCTGCACTAGCGAAAACATCTGTTGGCTACCTCGACCAAATTGCATATGGATTCCGCCGAGCATCACCAGGCAAAGCCCAGGCAATTGAGGAAGCCACAAATAAATTCACCGATTACCAGCCGGTGAAGAAGGAAAACTTAGTTTTTGCGCCACAGCGCGCTTCGGCAGCTTAAGCAACACCGCTCTTTATCAATCTGACCTCCCTCGGAATACCAGGGAAAACCGAAGTGACTTGCTCACCGCAATGTCACGCAATTACTTAACCAACAAAGGAATTTTACATCATGGAAATTGCAAGCTATCGCAAAAAAGCGAGAGAGATTGAAAGCCAGTTACTGAACAAACTGGCTGAACGTGGACAGGGAACACTGGCAAAGGTACTCGACCTGGACGACGCAGCTGTAAGCCGCATGAAGCGCCCATCAGGAAAGCAGCGTCACAGCTTCTTCCAGATGATGAGTCTGGCACTGGCTTATCTGGATGTGGTTTCACCTGAATCAGAAATGGCGCAGAGATTGTTGCGCATAGAGCAGCTACTTACCAAAGAAAAAGCCCCGAACTGCGGGAACAGTTTCGAGGCCTGATGCACGAATCTTACTGGATCAACGTACAGGAGTAATTATGAGTTCTTTATTATCGCTTTACAAGGCTAAAGAGAAAAACGGCACGGAAACAACGGTTAAGAAAACGTTTCTGGTGCCACTGGCTGAGCTTTACGTCGAGCCCGGTTATAACGTCCGTGAAATCGATCAGGAGCACGTCGCTGAATTCCGTGATGCGTTCATTGCAGGTGAGTTTGTACCGCCACTGGCGGTTCAGGTTACAGAGCAGGGCATCAAGATTATCGACGGCCACCACCGTTACTACGGCGCGAAAATGGCGTCTGAAGACGGACACGAAATACCGCGCCTTGAGTGCAAGGACTTCTCAGGTTCCGAAGCAGATCGCATTGCTTTCATGGTCACCAGTTCACAGGGTAAGGCGCTGTCTCCCCTTGAACGTGCGGCAGCATATCAGCGCCTGCTGAATCAGGGGTGGACACCTGCCGAGATTGCCAAAAAGGTGAAGCGCTCACCGGCAGATGTTGATCAGCATCTTCAGTTGCTGGAGTGCGGCGAGAGCCTGATCGCAATGGTAAAGGCGGGTGAAGTGGCTCCAACTACAGCAGTTGCGTTATCACGCGAACATGGCCCGAAAGCAGATGCCGTTGCTCAAGCGCAAATGCAGAAGGCTAAAGCTGCGGGTAAAACCAAACTGACGCGATCAGCGGCCATTCCTCAGTTCAGCGCTGCCAAAGCACGTCGCCTGGCAGAACTACTGGTTGATGCAGAGTTTGAACGGGATGGCGGTTTTGACAGCCTTATTCTCTCTCATGGCACTACTGAAGAGATAAAGCGGATTCTCGCTGATTATCGCTCAGGCATTCCATCTGACGGGGGTGGCGATGAATCTTGCTCATGACAATGTCTCACCAATCAGGCCCGCTCTCAGGGCCGTGGAGCAACGTGTGGCAGATACAGACGATGGATACACGCGTCTGGCAAACGAGCTGTACGAAGAGCTGATAGGAGCCAACCTGACCAGGAATCAGGCGAAGGTTGCGCATGCTGTTTGCCGGAAAACATACGGCTTCAACAAGAAGATGGATCGCATTGCTGACAGCCAGATTAGCCAGCTCACCAGACTGCCCAGGCAGAAGGTGAACAAGGCTAAAAATGAACTGATTCAAATGGGCGTTCTGGTCCGGGATGGCATGTTAATCGGGCCAAACAAGAACCTCGCAGACTGGCAAATTCCAGAGTGTCACCAGGATGGTGTCACTGTCACCAAAACAGTGACAAAAAGTGTCACCAAAACGGTGACAGGGTTGTCACCAAAACAGGGACACACAAAAGACACTATTACAAAAGACAAGAAAGACTATAAACATACGTCAGAGAATTCTGGCGAATCCTCCGACACACCCCTGAGTAATCTACCTGTCATCCGTCCTGAAGCAGCGACCCATTCACCCAAAGGCGACAAGTGGGGAACTGCTGACGACCTGAAGGCAGCCGAGTGGATATTCAGCAAAGTGCAGGTTGTCACCCCCACTGCACAACAACCCAACTGGCCCGCCTGGGCTAACGACATCCGCCTGATGAGAGGCGCCCTTGAAGCAACGCATCACGATATCTGCGAAACCTTCAAGTGGGCTAACGCTGATCACTTCTGGCAGACCAATATCCTCAGCCCTGCCAAACTCCGCGCCAAGTGGGACACACTCCGTGCGCAGATGAGCCAGCCAGGGCGCAACCGGCAGGCAGTAGCTCAGCAACCCGCTCAGCACTGGAACAGCCGCGAAGCCTGGGAGAATGAATTCCTATGAGAAATCTCGTATCAGCAATTCAGAATCGTGATGCAGGCGCACTGGCTCGCATTGCAGGAGATGGGCCGCGTCCGGTTGAGCGTGGAGTGCATGAAGACGTTGAACGCCTGGTAGACGCCCTGTTTTCAAACCTCAAGCAGGTATTCCCGGCGTCGGTAAGCACAGCATGGCGCAACCCGAATGACGAGGCCGCAGCAAAGCGCCAGTGGATCGCCGCGTTTGCAGAGAATGGTATCCACAACAAGCAGCAGCTATCAGCAGGCATGAAATTGGCCCGCGCCAGTGGCTCGCCGTTCCTGCCATCACCCGGCCAGTTTATCGAGTGGTGCAAGCAGGGTGAACACCGCGCAGCCGGTCTGCCAGCCGATGAGGAGCTGTATGACATGTTCCGCCTGTACTGCCGGGACCGTGGCATGTACGACAGCAGCGAAGAGTTCCCATGGGAAAGCCCGGCCTGTTTCCACATGGTGACTGCGGTCTACAACCAGATGCGATCATTCAACCTGGCCGACTCAGAGTGCCGTAAACGCCTGGGCGATGAGCTGCGCAAGATGTCCCGCCGCATTGAAGCTGGAGAAGTCATCCCGCCGCCGCGCAAGCAGATCCCACAACTCCACATCCCGACCGGCAACGAAAAGGCACTGGATCATCTCGCTGATATTCGCCGCCGCTTTGGTCTGAAAGGTGGCCGCCATGACTGAGATGAACCGCATACGATTTGAACGCCTGTATCGCAGCGTGCACGGCGATAAACACAACCTGACCCGATCACATCTTGGCTATCAGGATGCTGTGGTAGACCGGGCGTTTTTCTTCTGGCTTGAGGGAAGGGAGAGTGCAGCATGACACAGGTAACTCAACTGGTAATCACACCACCACTGATGCGGCAGGCCCGCAATATGACGCTGGCAATCATCGACCTGGCAAAGAAGCGCGACCTGACGCCGGAGCAGTTCCGGGACCGCCTGCACGCTATCGATATGCTGGCACGTGAAGCACACGACACGATTGTTGATGCTGAGTTTGAGCAGGAAGATAGGAGTCAGCAATGAAAAAACTAACAGCTGAGAAGTGCTGCCAGCTACTGGATTCGCTCAACTCGAATGGCATGAGCATTCTTGAGGGCTATTACGTTGAGGCCCTTGAGATTGCACTCCCCATACTGGAGCAGCAGGAGCGGGGTGAGGGTGAGTGGATTCACTGGAATGGCGGTGAATGTCCAGTAAATTCTCAATCGATTGTTGACGTTCGCTACCGAATTGGCAACGAGGATAGTAGTTGCATAGCAGGTGCTCTATGGTGGGGCCGCTATCCATCAAGGGAATCGCATGCTGACATCATCGCCTACCGCATCACCCCGGAGCAGCCCACCAATCAGAACGGAGAGCAGTGATATGGGTAAACCACAAGATTCAGACATCATCGCCGAACTTCAGGGTGTAGGTCGTGACGGAAAACCCACGTATTACATCAGGAATTGCTTATTGTGGGACGGTCACGAAATTACGACCCAGCAACTGAGGGCGAGGCTCAAATATTTAGAGGAGAAGGGGCTGGTAAAGCGCGTCAAATCTCCATTCTTTAAAAACAACATTAGCTGGGGTTTGGTATGAACAACGTAATCCCCTTAAAACGCTCTGAGCACGTCATATCAGACGCCGAACTGGATAAGCTGGCAAATGACCTTACTGTTATCGCCACGCGCTATGCAGGCTTTATGTCACTCCCTGCAGCTATCCGTAAAACCCTTAGCGACGCATTAAAGCGAGACAAACGCGATGGAGAAAGCAACGTTCCTGCTTAGGAGCGACAAAATCCGACAGAACTGTATCAGCGCCATCCAGCAACTCCCCGCCAGTCCCGACAAACCTCTGCAGGTAACCATTCAGGAAGACACCAGAAGCCTTGCGCAAAATCGCATGCTTTGGGCCTGCCTGCATGACGTATCCAGCCAGGTTGTCTGGTACGGGAAGAAGCTCGACTCCGAAAGCTGGAAGCATATTTTCAGCGCCAGCCTGAAAGGGCAGGAGACGGTGCCGGGTATCAATGGCGGCTTTGTGGTGCTGAGCCAGTCAACAAGCAAAATGCGCGTCAGTGAGATGCGAGATTTAATCACCTTAATCCATGCCTTCGGTGCCGAGCAGAACGTCAGGTTTAGCGACGAGTCAGCGCGTGCTGCTGAGTGGGCAGGAAGATTCGGGAGTACATCATGAGCAAAATCAAAGCAGCATTGCTGGGAATTCTTTCTGACGGGAAATGGCACCAGACGTCAGAGCTGATAGGACCGGTATGTAAGTCCTGCCGGACTAATCGGGCCAATGTGTCTAACACCCTCAGCACCCTCTGTGGCGGGCATCACGTTGTAAAGGAGCATATCACCGGCGCAAAACACAATTCATGTCGCTACAGGCTCGCAAACGAGCAGGCAGGCTTTGGCGTCAGCCCGGTAATGGCAGACTTCAATCAGCTGTTGAGAGCGGCAAGGGGGCAACATGCAAATGACATGGTTCGTCCATGACCCTGTAGATACAGAAACCGCTAACGAACTCCTTTCCCGCTACGCATCTCGCAACATCAAAACTCAGAAAACACTCTCCGCCGACCCACGCCTCTGGCTGGTCAGCGCGCTGCTGCCGACGTTCCGGAATGAGCCAATACCGAGCAGGCAGTATAAAAACCCAATGTGGAGCTGAAGATGAATTACGCAGAAATGACAGATTTTGAAATCAACAAAGCGGTTGGTGAAATTGCTCTGGAAGGTAAGTGGGCGTGCAAGCCAGGCTGCTCAGGCAACAAATCAGATTCGTGGTACTACGGCAGCGTGGATACGTTTGTTACCCCTTATTCCCAACTTCCGGATTACTGCAACTCATGGACTGATGCCGGGCCGATTATTCAGGAGAACCTTATCGCGCTAAAACCAGTGCCATTGTATGTGGGTGGATACCGTTGGTTTGCTACTGAAGGGGATGGACTCTTTGGATTAAAGGCGGCCGACAATAACCCACTGAGGGCTGCAATGATGCTGTTCCTTGCGATGCAGGAGAAAGCCAATGCGTGAACGCTGCTGCCGCTGTCACATTACACTCACCTCAGAAGACAAGTATCACTACTCCATTAGCTGCGAGCAGTGCGAATGCGATATCGAATGGGAGAACCATGAACGAGATAACCCAATCAAGTCAGCCTACTGGCGATGGCGAGCAATCTGCTTCTGCATGCGCTGGCTGTGGTGCTCAATTGCTGGATACCGAAGTCTACGCCTGTGGCTCATGCCTCGACCTGTGGCTACTACTCGATCCGAACTTCGACATGACAGGAGAAAGTGATGGCTAAAGGCACGCAGCCGAAGCCGAAGAAATGCAAATGCTGTCCTGAAAAGTTTATCCCCCGCAATAGCCTCCAGACCGTCTGCTCTCCCAAATGTGCCATTCAACTCGCTAACCAGATATCCGAGCGCAAGCAAAAGCGGCTAGAGAAAGAGCAGCGAGCGGCCTGGAACAAGCGTAAAGCCGATGTTAAACCGTTAAGCCACTGGATGAACATGACCCAGCGGGCGTTTAACGACTACATCAGGGCGCGGGACGGGAATATCTGCATCAGCTGTGGCAGCACAACAGCAGTGAGCTATCACGCAGGGCATTACAGGACAACAGCAGCGGCTTCGCAGTTACGTTTCAACGAGGACAATGTTCACAGCCAGTGTGCAGCCTGCAACGTGCATCACTCAGGCGCGATTGGTCCATACAGAATCAACCTCATCACCAAAATCGGCCTTCAGCGCGTTCTGGCGCTCGAATCAAACAACGAACCTCACCGATACACCAGAGAAGAGCTGGACGCGATACGAGCGCGTTACAGGGCGGCTCTGCGTGAACTGAATAAGCAAAGAGAGGCAGCATGAAAACATTTCAGGAAATCTTAGAGGATGCACGCAGGCGGATAGCGGAAAACAGATTCACACCGAAAGTTAAATGCTCAATCTGCTTTGGGCGTGGAGATGTTGCTTGTTACCCAACATTTAACCGGGCTGGAACGGCTGAGGTAGTGCGGCAGCCTTGTCAGCGCTGTGGTGGTACCGGGGAGCACACATCATGGTGACCGAATACCTCAGAGAAAAGTGGCTCCGCCTTCGCATTTTAAAGATGCGCGGCATGTACGAGATCAACTACCGGATAATCCGGAACACGGCGAAGATGATGGGGGTGAAGCATGCGCATTGAGCGTGACTATCAGCAAATCGTCAGGCTTTCAGGTGTACGTAGCGCGGCCGACATGCGCCGGTTATTCGGCAACGGGTGGAAGACCATCAACAAATCGCAGCAGGCGTGGGTAAGGCATCTGCTGGGCGTGTGGGGCGATCACCTGGGCGGAGAAGATTACGACCGTGCAGAGGTGAACGTGATTGGCCGGCTGATGATGCGATGCGAATGGAGTGAGCAGAAGGGCAGGCAGATAGAGAAAATCGTGTCACAGCTGCATTGTGAAGGGCTGCGAGGTGAAGAGCTGTTCCGCAAAGCGCGTGACCTGCTTATCCCTCAGTCATCAACGGCAAACATCATCGCTCTCGCCAAAGAATCCGATGATGCCGCCTTTGTTGAATCTGTCATGGTAAAGACGTTCGGTAAGGACAACCCGCTTCGAAACGTAGCCAGATTACGCTACTGCAAACGCAAGAGCGTGCAAAACATCGGCTCATCGCTGATTTATTACTGCGCCATCTCACCCAAGGAGGCCCGAAACAGAATGGAATGGGCGATGGATATCCTTGAAGGAGAAATGTTTTACGCAATTAAGCGAGAAATGGAGAAGGAGATTCCTAAAATAGCCGCATAATTATACTAAATAGCACGAAATGACAAAGACAAAGGGCAAGTAACCTGGCACATTAGCGGCATGATCGGGAAGTGAAGCGAACAGATCGCAGCTTTACCGGTCAGTTGCATAAATGTGGATGCCAAGAAGCCTCGCGACCTCACCAGTCGGCGGGGCTTTTTTATTATCCGCTGCAGGGTATAAGCTTGAAAATATCCCTTCCCTGGGGTAGGCGTTCCTAACAGCTGCGAAGTCGTGTCTAAGATTTGATACTTTCGGCGAACATCGCCAAAGCCTTCGTCACTACGGCTGACTGAGACTCGCCTGTCTGTGCAGCCAGAGACTCCAGAAGCGCGATAGTGTCAGTGTGGAGCTTAATACCCTTCACTTTCACGCCGCGTTTTTCGTCACTGCGTTTCTGTATTTCAGATATTGACTGAGCCATAACAAAATCCTAAATTATCGGGTAGGGGTGAGAGGGGTTTCCCCCTCTCTTCCTGACTGTCTTAGTAAGCTGGCGAGCTAATCACTAAGAGAACAATCAGGATGATGATTAATTTCATCATAACCCTTTCCTCGTTGGCCTCTGCTTCGGTAGGGGCCTTCCCGTTTCAGCGTCTTGCTGATGGGATAAATTATAGGTTAACCTATATTGTAGGTCAACCTATATTCTCTGATTATCAGAACAAATTTTAAGGCTCACTTCGGTGGGCCTTTTTCGTTTTTCGCCCCTGCCAATCATCATCGACTCTCACCCTTTCCTGTGTGGCAGCGGGCGATCTTTTCTTCTGACTACCTGCAGCACCGCCCGTAATCACGGAGGTGTTATGAGTATCGATATGAGCAAACTGGCTTCAGGCGCAGCTTATGGCGCATCTGCCGGGACAATCGCCAATGGTCTGCTGACCCGGCTGAGTCCCGATGAATGGAGTGCTGTAGGCGTCCTGGCCGGTATTCTGGTCGCGCTGTTCACGCTCGGCATTAACTGGTACTACAAACGCAAGGCCACCCTGGCACAAATTAAAGCCCTTCAGCGCTGGCCCACTGCACCAGACATCAACGAGGAATAACCCATGGCTATGTCAAACAGCCTGCGCAATAAGCTTATTGCTGTCGCGGGTGGCGGAGCTATGGCTATCGCTACGGTATTCCTCGGCGGTAAGGATGGGGTAGAGGGCAGGGTATATGAGCCTTACAAAGATGTGGCTGGCGTCTGGACTGTCTGCGACGGCCACACCGGCACCGATATCATCAAAGGCAAAAAGTACACCGATCGGGAGTGCGATCGCCTGTTGTGGAATGACCTGCAGCCGGTTAAGAGGTCGGTAGACGGCCTGGTCAAAGTTCCGCTAGGTGAATATCAGCGAGCTGCGCTCTACAGCTTCACCTACAACGTTGGCTCCAGCGCGTTCTCGAAGTCTACTCTGTTAAAGCGCCTGAATTCAGGTGATGTTGATGGTGCCTGCGAAGAACTCCGTCGCTGGGTGTATGCCGGTGGCATGAAATGGCGGGGCCTGATGAACCGGCGAGACATGGAGCGTTCATTGTGTCTGGCGGAGAGTGTCGATGACCTTAAAGGCTAAGCTGCTAATGGCGCTCGCGCTGCTGATCATCGTCGCTATCGCCACCTCGACCGCGTTTGCGCTCTACTACCGCGGCAATGCCATTGACTACAAGGCGCAGCGCGACACCGCTACCAGCAGCCTGAAACAGGCGAATGACACCATCACCGATATGCAGGCACGTCAGCGTGATGTGGCCGCGCTCGATGAGAAATATACGAAGGAACTAGCCGATGCTAAAGCCACTATCAATCAGCTGCATGATGATGTTGCTACTGGCAAGCGTCGGTTGCAGCTCAACGCCACCTGCGCGAAGCAATCCGCCACCGGCACCTCCAGCATGGATGATGCAGCCAGCGCCCGACTTACTGACGCCGCTCAACGGGATTATTTCACCCTCAGAGAGCGAATCGAAGTCGCCGGAAAGCAAATAGCTGGGTTGCAGCAGTACGTAAGAGAACAGTGCATGAAGTAACAGAGCCTCGCAAAAGCGGGGCTTTTTTATAACTGCCCTTTACTGGTTGGTTATAGCAGCGTCATTTCATATCACGCAGTCGCATGCGCATCTCAACGAGAGCCTTTCAATAATCGAGCCTGAAATCATTAGCGGGTTCGTTGCCTTGGCGACTAACAGAGGCGAGTGGCGTTATTTCAGGCCGGATAGCGTGGAGCAATTTCACTTTGTGCCGGTGGTGGCGCAGGGTGAGGATTCAGAATAATAAAGCAAGTGAGTGGTTGATTATGAAGCAGCGTATTTCTCCATCATTAAATTAAAGGGTCATGGCTTCATGACCCTGCGGGATAGAAGCTTGGCTCAAGCGAGCTCAAAAAATCACTCAGAAACTAAATATCGAGGTTTTGCGTAGTGTCGATACCCAGCTGATCATAAAGAGATTTTGCAACTTGAGTATGACCCAAAATCTTAGTGAGCGTCTCTACTGATTTATTTTCAATAACCTTATGCTGTAGAAGAAAATCGCGATCATTGGTAGCGGCCAATAACCAGTGGCCTTTCTCCGTATCATAAACAGTAGTGGATACATCTGTGGGTTGGTCATGTGCATGTGCAACAGGTTCACCGTTAAAAGCAATGTCAGCGCCACCATCTACTTTTAAAACAATCCTTTCCATCATCTTTCCTCATTGGACATATTAAATGGCACTCACCGACAAACAAGAGATGTTCTGTCGCGAGTACCTCATCGATTTGAACGCCACGCAAGCGGCCATTCGGGCGGGGTACAGCGAAAAGACCGCCCGCGCATCAGGTTGCGAGAACCTAACCAAACCTGACATCCAAAACAGAATCGCCGAACTTAAAGCCGATCGCAATGAGCAGGTTAATATTGATGCTGCTTATGTGTTGAGGCGGCTCATAGAAATCGACGAAATGGATGTGCTCGACATCATGACCGATGACATGAGCATTAAACCTGTGTCGCAGTGGCCCGCGTCATGGCGGCGTTACCTGAGCGGATTTGACCTGGCTGACATGTTTGAGGGTAGGGGTGAAGACCGCGAGATGGTTGGCATCCTCAAGAAGATCAAATGGCCTGACAAGGTCAAGAATCTCGAACTGCTTGGCAAGCACGTAACTGTCCAGGCGTTCAAAGACAACGTTAAAAACGAACTGGTTGGCGCTAATGGCCTACCTCTTGCCACGCCATCATTCGTGATTAGCTTCGGAGCGGAAGATGACAGCAACGGAGACAAGACTTAGCTTTGCGCCTAAGTTCAAGCCACTCTTCCAGCCTAAGCGATATAAGACATTCCACGGCGGGCGAGGCGGAGCCAAATCATGGGCTGCCGCCCGCGCACTGGTCATCATGGCCGCCAGCAAGAAGCTCCGCATACTCTGTACCCGTGAGGTGCAGAACTCGATTAAGGATTCAGTGCATAAACTGCTGAAAGACCAGATTGAGATGCTGGGGCTTAACCCATGGTTCCGCATCACCAACGAAAGCATCACCAGCGCATCCGGTAGCGAGTTCCTGTTTAAGGGTCTGCGCTTCGATCCGCTCGGCATCAAATCAACGGAAGGCGTGGACATCTGCTGGGTGGAGGAAGCTCAGTCTGTTTCCTCGGATTCATGGGCGATTCTGATACCCACCATCCGAAAGGAAGGCTCTGAAATCTGGGTGACGTTTAACCCCGGCGAAGAGCAAGACCCGACCTATCAGCGCTTCATCGTGAACCCGCCTGACGAAAGCATTACTGTCGAGGTCAATTACTACGACAACCCATACCTGCCAGAAACACTCCGCAAAGAGATGGAGTACTGCAAGCGCATCGATTATGAGGCGTATGAGCACATCTGGCTGGGTAAGCCGAAGTCGATAAGCGATTCAGTAATCTTCCGTAACCGGTACCGGGTTGAAGCGTTCCCTGACGACATGTGGCAACAAGCCGATCGCCTGTTCTTCGGTGCTGACTTCGGCTTTGCAAATGACCCGAGCACGCTTATCCGCATGTTCATGATCGACACCCGACTCTATATCGAATATGAGGCCTACGGTGTCGGCGTTGAGCTGGATGAGATGCCGCAGTTCTATGACTCAATCCCTGAAGTGCGCAAATGGCCGATCAAAGGTGATAACTCCCGACCGGAAACCATCAGCTATCTGGCGCGTCAGGGCTTCTCGATTGATGCAGCCGCTAAGTGGAAAGGCAGCGTTGAGGATGGCGTCACCTACCTGAAAGGGTTTGAGGAAATCATCATCCATGAGCGCTGCAAACACACCGCCGATGAATTCCGCCACTACTCCTACAAGGTCGACAAAAAGATCGGCGACATACTGCCGATCATCGTCGACAAGTTTAACCACTGCATTGACGCCATTCGCTACGGCCTTGATGGCTACATCACCAGCTCAGACAGCCTCGGCACCTGGGCGCAACTTGGGAAAGGCTGAATATGTCCGAAACAGAAAGCATGTCGCAGCCTGTACCAACGCGTGACAGCTATGAAAACTTCATTGCCCGAATGGGCGTCAACGAGTCGAACCAGTCCGGCGCTGGCACCTACCGCAACAACTGGACCTCTCGCAACCGACTCCTGATTGAGCAGGCCTATCGCACATCATGGCTGGTTGGTGCAGGCGTCGATGCAATCCCTGATGACATGACCCGCAAGGGCGTCACCATCACATCAAAGCTGGAAGATGGCCGCAAGAAGCAGCTTGACCACGCATGGGATGAAATGGGCCTGTGGGAAGCCATCAACGACACGCTAAAGTGGGCGCGCCTCTATGGTGGCGCTGTGGGTGTCATCCTGATTGACGGGCAGAACTACTCAACACCACTGCGCGTCGAGACTATTGCCAAAGACTCCTTTAAGGGCGTGATGGTGATGGACCGCTGGATGCTCAATGCCATGACCGAGCGCCGTGTGAGCGAGCTGGGTCCGGACTTCGGCATGCCGGAGTTCTACAAGGTGGTGACGTCAGCTACCGGCATCCCGCCGTGGCGCATTCACCACTCCCGACTGATTCGCTTTGATGGAATCCCGCTGCCTTACCAGCAGCGCCTGACAGAAAACGACTGGGGTATGTCAGTGATTGAGCGTTGTTTCGATCGCCTGCTGGCATTCGATTCAACGACTACCGGAGTCGCTCAGTTGGTCTACAAAGCTCACCTGCGCACCTACAGCATTGAAGGACTGCGCAAGCTGCTTGCGATGGGAAAAGACAGCCCGATGTTCAAGGGCCTGATGTCGCACATGGACATGATCCGCGAATACCAGAGCAACGAAGGTATGACGATTATGGATGCCGCCGACAAGTTCGAGGCGCACACCTATTCGTATGCCGGGCTCAGTGACGTTCTGGCGCAGTTCGGGCAGCAGGTATCAGGTGCTTTCGGCATCCCGCTGGTTCGACTCTTCGGTCAGTCTCCTGCCGGGTTCTCTACCGGTGACACTGACCTGGCTAACTACTACGACAACGTGTCTACCCAGCAGGAACGCAAGTTACGCCGACCCATCCGCAAGCTGTTTAAGGTTCTTCACATGAGCCTGTTTGCAACGCCATTGCCTGATGACTTCACTTTCGAGTTTAACGAGCTGTGGCAGACGCCTGACAGTGAGCGTGCCGACACCGCAACGAAGGTTGTGGCCGCAACTGTTCAGGCTGTTGACGCTGGCCTGATGACCGAAAAAGCCGGAGCCATGCATCTGCAGGAAACGGCACGCGTAACGGGCATTGGCTCAACCATCAGCGACGAGGATATCGATAATGCCAGTGACCTCCCGCCGCCGAGCGAGAAAGACCTCGATAACGTCGAAACCACCGAACCTGAAGCGCGCCGAGAGGCAACTGGGAACACAGCTACGACAGATAGCGCAGGCAGTCGGGGCGATAGTCGAGGGTTCTTACGATGGTTCAAATGACAGCGTAACGGACATCATGGACAGACTGGAGCGTTACGCCGACCTGATTGAGCCATGGGCTGAAGCAGTATCAAATCGCCTCATCAGCACGCTTGAGATTGCAGACGATGCGATGTGGCGCGAGCGCTCCTATCAAATCTCTGCAGGCCTGCGTGACCTGATGGCGGGCAGTCAAGGGATGGTCACTCGCAGCATCATTCAGGAGCAGGTGAAACTGTTCAAGTCACTTCCTCTGGAGGCAGCCGACCGTGTTTACGACATTCACAATCAGGCGATTGAGGCTGTGGTAACCGGAAGGCGCTCCAGTGAGCTGAAGAAAGAAATCATGCGCACTGGTGAGGTCACTGAGTCTCGGGCGCGCACGATTGCCCGGACTGAGGTTGGCCGCGCATCCACCGCAATCACACAGGCTCGCTCTACTGCTATCGGCTCGCGTGGCTACATCTGGCGCACAGCTGACGATAGCGACGTACGGCACTCTCACAAAAAGATGGAAGGCCAGTACGTTGACTGGTCCACCCCGCCGACGCTGGATGGGATGACGGGGCATGCAGGCCAGTTTCCTAACTGCCGCTGCTATTGTGAGGTAGTTGTTCCTGAGCCAACATAAGTTATCATTCCCTAATTCTTGGTTTATAAGGGATTGATTTTTATGGCAAAGATGAATGTGAAGAATGGATTCGAATATACTCATGAGCGCCATTATTTTGGTTCGTGGGTGATTTACTGGAAGTTTCGCCCACAAGGAGCATCGCATTGGAAGGACTTCAACATTCCATCCGGTAACGCGAAAAAAGCTGATATCGAGTTATTCTTGAATGATCCTGCCGCAGCGCTCAGATCTTATGAAGAATGGTTAGATAGGGTGGGGAATGTAGAGCTCGCCAGACAGAACCTCAACGATGCTGAGGCCAGATTAGCACGAGTAAATGAGCCAGATTGGGGCGGAAGAGGCAATAACCCAGATAAAGATTCTCGCAGAGCTCGTGATGCAAGAGAGGCAGTAGAAAGCGCCAGACGCGCGTTGGAATTTTCAGAAAAAATAAATTCAGGAAGTTGAATTTCCTCAAACACACAGGTCGCTTAAGCGGCCTTTTTTTTTGCCTGATAAACAGGTGACCCAATGCAATATTTCTACACCACCCGCCTCGGCAACACTCGCTTTGAGATGGCCGATGGCTCCCTGCTGTGCAAAGACGTCCCGATTGCCCGCATCGGCGCTCAGATATACGACGAAAGCGAACTACCCGGCATCGTTGGTGATGAGGATGGTGAGATTGTCGTAACCCGCGATGCTGACGAAGTATTCCGGCCTGAAACGCTGGCGTCATTCGAAGGTATGGCATTCACGCTGGGGCATCCCAAAGACATGGTTAACCCGGGCAACTGGAAAGAGCATGCACACGGACACATCCAGAACGTCCGGCGCGGCACTGGCAACCAGTCAGATTTAATGCTGGGTGACATCCACATCAAGACCGCTGAAGGCATTCAGAAGGTGATGGATGGTCAGGACCAGATATCCATGGGCTACGACGCTGAGTATGAGCAGCAAGCCCCCGGACAAGCCCGGCAACACACAATTATCGGTAACCACTGTGCGAGCGTACCCAATGGTCGCGCAGGCATTCGCTGTTCAATTGGAGATAGCACATTCATGACTACCAAGAATCAGGGCTGGTTTAGCCAGCTGAAGCGGGCCATTAAAACCAAGGATGCCGATAGCCTGGCTGATTTGGTGGACAATGCGCCATCAGAACTGGTCGAGCCAAGCCTTGATTTGGCGCGGGCAGTAAACATCACCATCAACCCGGCCCAACCTTTGCCACCAGAGCGTGAGCTTGGCGGACTGACCACCGATGAAGAAGGTGAAGGCGGCGGTGCCATGAGCATTGGCGAGCTGGAGAAGAAAGTTGATGCTCTGGCATTGCTGGTTCAGCAGCTGGTTAATCCGGCATCTACTTCTACCACTGACTCCGATCCGGACGAAGAGGAAGAGAAGAAGAAAGCCACCACCGATGCTGCATACCATCAAGGCGTCGTTGCTCGCGCTGAGCTGATCATGCCGGGTGTCAAACTGCCCGAAGGTGGCAAACTGGCGGCCTTCAAGCGCTCCACTATGGACGCGGCCTTCAAAACACCAGAAGGTCAGGCGCTGCTTGCTCCGCTTGTTGGTGCTTCGCCAGACTTTGCCAAAATGCCAAAAGCGACTCTGGATGCCGTGTTCGTATCTGCGAGTGAAATCGCCAAGTCGCGAAACGCTGTGCCGGTCACCACCTCGCGCGCTGCTTTCTACGATTCATCCAACAAAAACTCACCGGCTGCTCTCAACAAAGCCTTCGCCGCTCACTGGAAAAAATAAGGGATAAACCCATGGTTGCATATTTGTACCGGATGCCAGTAGGCATCGCCGGGGCTATTTCACGCCCTCAGGACCTGACCACCGAGCCGGTGATTCTGGACTCGACCAAAACATTCAGCGCCTACGGCCTTGTGGGCAAGGACAGCACAGACGGTAAGTTTATTCCTCTGGCTGCGTCTGATGCCGCCACTGTGATCACCGGCCTGTACGTTCGCCCATACCCAACCACATCGACGCCAGACATGGTGCGTCAGGTTGGCACCGGCAAGAACTTCACTGGCGACGTGATGAAGCGCGGCTACATGACCGTGAACATCGGCAGCACCGCAGTGAATCTGGTTAAAGGCGCGCCGGTATATGTGCGCAATGCCAATCCGACCGACGCGAGCCCGCTGGGCGCAATTCTGGGCGCAGCTGTCACTGACGAAACCGTAGTGCTGCCTAACGCCTCCTTCACCGGTGCAGGCGATGCCGCTGGCAACGCTGAAGTCGCTTACAACATCTAAGGGAACCGCTAAATATGTTTACTTATGACCAAGCCACTGTTGACGGCACTGGCGCTTTCCTGGTTGGCGAGCTTGAGCGCCTTGACCAGAACCTGAATATGCCGTTGGTGGGATACACCTGGTCGCGCGATATCGAGCTGCGCGAAGATGTGTCCATTGCCGATGACATCAGTTCTTTCACCAACTCTCAGTTTGCAGCGGCGGGTACACCTAACCCGGCTGGTAAAAACTGGATCGGCAAAGACTCCACTGCAATCGCAGGCGTTAACGTCGACATCTCTAAAACCGGCTTCCCGCTGACCCTGTGGGGTATGGAGCTGGGCTGGACCGTTGTAGAGCTGGCTGCAGCTGCCAAAGTTGGGCGCCCACTGGATACGCAGAAGTTCGACGGCATGCAGCTGAAGTGGAACATGGACACCGATGAGCAAGTATATCGTGGTGACAGTCAGCTGGGCGTGAAAGGCCTGACTAACTACGCCGGTGCTGCGGTGACTAACGCGCCGAAAACATGGGCAACCTCTACTGCCGATGAAATCCGCACCTCGATCAACCTGCTGCTGTCGAATGCATGGGCCGCCACCGGTTACACGATTGTTCCGCGTGACCTGCTGCTGCCGCCTGAGCAGTTTGCTCTGCTGTCGAGCATCATCGTCTCATCTGCTGGTAACCAGTCACTGCTGACCTACCTGCAGAACAACACCATCGCATTCCACCAGAATGGTACGCCACTGAATATCCGTGCTGTGAAGTGGCTGAAAGGCGCTGGCGTTGGCGGTACTGACCGCATGATGGCTTATACCAACGATAAGAAGTTTGTTCGCTTCCCGATGGTCCCACTGCAGAACATCCCGGTTCAGTATCGCGGCATTTACCAGCTGACCACCTACTACGGCAAGCTGGGCGCTGTTGAATCTCCGTACCCGGAAACCATCGCGTATATGGATGGCATCTAACCTATCCGCCCCGAAAGGGGCATTAAGGAGAATGTAATGGCTAAGAAGACCATTCGTGTGCACACCCCGTTTAAGTTCAATAGCGAAGACGGTACTGCGCAGGAGTTCAGCGTTGGCGAGCACACCGTTGATGACAAAGTTGCCGAACACTGGTTTGTTGCTGCGCATGCCGAAGTCACTGGCAAAACCAAAGCGCCGGCTGACACCAAAGAGTTTCAGGCGCAGATTGACAGCCTGACCACGCAACTGGAAGACAAAGATAAGTCCATTGGTGACCTGCAGCAGTCGGTAGCGGAAAAGGACGAGACCATTGCTGACCTGACCGCGCAGCTTGCAGCACTGCAGGCGCACGTAAATGAACCGGCAGCGCAAGGTGATGCTGATGGCAAGAAACAAAAACCTGCCGACAGTAAGTGATTTCCGCCGCGACTTCCCGCAGTTCTCTGATGCCACCAAATACCCCGACGCAGTAATCCAGTTCCGGCTTAATCTCGCCGATATGCTCATTGATGGCTCTGCCATGGGGGACATGTTCCCCTATCTGGCAGAGCTGTTCGTTGCGCATTACATGGTGTTGAATGCAGCTGATACAGCAGCCGGGGTACTCGGTGGTGCCGGAGGCGCTACGAGTGGCGTCGTGGCGTCTAAGTCAGTTGATAAGGTCAGCGTGAGCTATGACAACAGCTCAACACTGAACGCGGACGCTGGCTTCTGGAACTTCTCCCGCTACGGCGCGGAGTTCTGGCAGATACTGCAGCTCTTCGGGTATGGCGGGATTCAGCTATGAAATCAGGCCTGACGGTTCGAAGTGACAGCGCTCAAAGCATTCTGGACGCCCTTAAAACCCTCGCGAACAAGGATGTTCTGGTGGGCATCCCTGAATCGAAAGATGAGCGTGATGATGGCGATATCGGCAATGCGGCGATTGGCTATATCAACGAGAACGGCTCCCCGGCGCAGAACATACCGCCACGTCCGCACCTGAAGCCAGGCGTCAGGTCGGTAGAGCAGGACTTTATGCCTCACCTTAAGACAGCCGCCCGCAAGGCGCTGGAGGGTGATGCAGAAGGTGCCGTTACGTCGCTCGATCGTGCCGGAACGGTGGCGGCAAATGGGGTCAAGCGCTACATCACTATTACCGGGTTCACTCCTCTGGCAGATGCCACGATTGCTAATCGTCTCCGTCGCGGGCGTACCGGTAACAAGCCACTCATCGACGCCGGCGAATACCGTCGCTCATTCACGTACGTTGTGAGGAATAAAGATGCCGACTCTTGATGTTACTGACGTTCTGCTTTCGCCTGAATTCCTCGATACAACGCTCACCGTGAAGCGCAATGCCCAGACTGTCGATGCAGATGGTTTTCCCAGCAACGCACCTACTGTTACGCCATTTGGTGGCGTGGTGACGGTGGATCGCTCACTGGAAGCCCGGCGCATGCAGGCCGGTCAGGTCATTAACGGAGCAATCCTGATAGTGACCGTTTTCCGCCTGACCAGCGGCAATACCGGTATCGATGCGGACATTGTCACCTATCGTGGGCGCGAGTATCGCGTCACGTTCGTTGACCCATACACAGCTTACGGCGCTGGCTTCGTCCAGGCTCACTGTGAACTGCTGCCATTCGACGGAGGCGCCGGTGAGTAATGACAGCACGGCAGCCGGTTATCTGACACCTGTCAGCGTGCCGCAGGCATACGATGAGGCGCTTGAGCGGGAGTTAAGCCAGTGGGCAAGAGCGTTATCCGGATTACCACCAGGCATGGTCAGACCGCGCTGGACAGCCATACAGGCTGCCCTTCCTGCTGCTGACGTGAACTGGTGCGGCTTTGGCATCATCGGCTTTACGGCTGATAACGCCCCGGCATTCGTCCGGCAGACTGATGATGGCAATCAACTCTGGCGTCACGAAGTGATCGAAACGCTCGCATCCTTTTACGGCCCGCAAAGCCAGTCGATCGCCACCTTGTTTCGCGATGGTCTGACGGTTGAGCAGAACAACGAAACGCTGAAAACAAACGAGCTCTCACTTGCTGATTATAGTGAACTGACAGCCTTCCCCGAACTCATCAATAACCAGTGGGTGCGCCGGTACGACATCACTGTGCGCCTGCGCCGCAAAGTTATCCGCGATTACGGCATCAAATCTCTGGTCGACGCGCCAGTATCATTCTTTGGAGATTAACCTATGGCACAGGGCTTACCTGTATCCAACGTTGTGAACGTTGACGTGATCATGTCCCCCACTGCGGCGACGGGTCGTAATTTCGGTTCGCTACTCATTCTCGGCACATCCTCTGTTATTCCGGTATCAGAGCGCATCCGGCTTTATACCAGCTCAGAGGACATCGGCGTAGATTTCGGCGAAGACAGTCCGGAGTACGAAGCGGCGCTGATTTACTTTTCACAATCACCACGCCCTGCTCAGGTCTACGTCGGGCGCTGGGCAAAAACGCTCGCAACCGGCGAGACAGGTAGCGTTGAAGCACTGGCGCAGGCCATCACTGCTGTGCTGCAGTTTACCAACTGGTATGGCCTTGGCATTGCTGACGAAGACGATCTGACGCCTGCAGAGATTACGGCGACTGCAGCAGCAATTCAGGCATCAAGCCTGAGCCGCGTATTTGCTGTTACGTCCTCTGATTCAGGCATCATCGACTCTGCGACCACTTCGGATGTCGCCTCTACTCTCAAAGGAGCCGGGTACAGCCGTACCTTTGTGCAGTACTCAACGAAGAGTAAGTACGCGGCGCTGTCGGCGTTCGGGCGTGCCTTTACTGTCAATTTCACCGGCAACAACACCACGATCACCCTTAAGTTTAAAACTGAACCGGGTGTGACGTATGAAACTCTGACCAGCTCCCAGGCTGCCGCGGTAGATGCGAAGAATGCAAACGTCTACGTGTATTACGCGAACGACACGGCAATCCTGCAGCAGGGTGTGATGTCCAATGGTGACTTCTTCGATGAGCGCCACGGGCTGGACTGGCTGCAGAACTATGTGCAAACCAACCTGTTCAACCTGCTGTACACCTCAACCAGCAAAATCCCTCAGACTGAAGCAGGTATTACGCGTCTTCTCACTAACGTTGAGATGTCGCTGGACCAGGCTGTTTCGAATGGTCTGGTCGCGCCGGGCGTGTGGAATGGCGGTGACATCGGCCAGATTACGGCAGGCGACACCCTGACCAAAGGCTATTACGTGTACGCACAGCCTCTGTCTTCACAGGCTCAGTCGGACCGCGAGAAGCGCCGTGCTCCGCTGATTCAGGCAGCTATCAAACTGGCCGGTGCAGTTCACTATGCCGATGTTCAGATCAACGTTGTTCGCTAAGGGGATATAGATGAGTACCTACAGCTTTATGGACATTACGGCGTCCATGACCGGCCCGACCGGCTCAATCGACCTTGGCTATGGCTCTGCGAACTCCGAAGAGGGGATCACGGTAACGATGACCGAGGCTAAAAACACCATGACGATTGGTGCTGATGGCGAAACAATGCATAGCCTGCATGCAGGCAAGAGCGGCACCGTAACCATCAACCTTCAGAAAACCTCGCCGGTGAATAAGAAGCTCTCCCTGATGTACAACGCGCAAAGCCAGTCTTCTGCGCTGTGGGGGAATAACGTGTTCCTGCTGCGCAACAAAGCATCAGGTGACATCGTTACCATTCGTTCAGCGGCTTTCCAGCGCCAGCCTGACTGGAATAACCCAAAGGTTGCCGGAATGGTCGCGTGGGTATTTGACGGCGGCAAAATCGACGAAGTGCTCGGGGAGTTTTAATCAATGGAATTTGAAATCAAAGGCGTTAACTACCGCGCATCAAAGCTCAGCGTTTTCGACCAGCTGAAAGTGTCCCGCAAGCTACTCCCGGTTCTGGCCGGGATGCTTGGCGACTTTCAGGGCATCAAGGCTGCCGCACAGGGTGGCGATGTGAATAAAGCCATTGAAAGCGCGCTGCCGAAAATTGCGGACTCGCTGGCAGAAATGAGTGAAGAAGATACGAATGCGATCATCTTCCCCTGCCTGTCCGTGGTGGCACGGCAGAACGGCAAGGTATGGGCGCCGGTAATGGTTCAGGGTTCGCTAATGTTCGACGACCTAGACCTGATGAGCATGTTGCAGATCGTTGGTCGGGTGGTAGGCGACAGCCTGGGAAATTTTTTGCCCGCAGCCCCCGACAAAGAGATTGCGGACAACTCAGCGGCCTGACACTTGAATCCCTGCCGGATGGCGAGGATTTTCTGATGCGCCCGGTTGACGCCGGATACATCAGCTACACCGCGCTGAAAGATGGCTCAGTAGACCTCGCGGACGTAGCCCGCATGAATGACTGGCTCGACCTGAGAGCAGACAACAACAACCGCATTGAGCGCTGGAGACAGGATAATGAACGCTGAGACTATCAAGGATTTTCTGGTAAGCCTCGGCTTTCAGATTGACGATGCCGGCGCGCGCAAGTTTGACTCTGTGGTGCTGGGTACCACTCTGCAGGTGGTCAAGCTCGGTGCGGCAGTTGAAGCTACCGCTCTCTCAGTGGTGGCCTTTACTGCCAAAATCGCCAGCGGGTTAGATAACCTTTACTGGATGTCTCAGCGAACAGGGGCAACAGTTGAGGGAATCCAACGCATAGGTTATGCCGTTAGCCAAATGGGAGGGTCGGTCGATGCTGCCCGCAACTCCATTGAAGGGCTAGCTCACTTCATGCGCAACAACCCAGGCTCTGAAGGCTTCCTGAATCGCCTGGGAGTGCAAACCCGCGACGCCAGCGGCAACATGCGGGATATGGCGAGCATCTTTACGGGTGTGGGCCAGAAGCTCAGTAACATGCCGTACTACCGCGCAAACCAGTATGCGCAGATGCTTGGCATCGATGAAAACACATTGATGGCGATGCGGCGGGGGCTGGGGCAGTTCAACCAGCAATACACGCAGATGGCGAAGGCTATCGGCTTCAATGCTGACCAGGCTGCAATCAGCTCCAACAAGTTCATGACATCGCTGCGCGCCTTCGGGCAAATGGCGGGCATGGCGCGCGATAAAATCGGCTCCAGCTTGGCGGAAGGTTTGTCGGGATCAATCGACACATTGCGTAAACAGATCGTTGATAACTTCCCGAAGATAGAGCAGACGATTACCAGTGGCGTGAACGGCATTCTCTGGATGGCTGAGGTGATAGGCCGGGTTGTTTACCGACTTATCCAAGCTGCCGGAGATATTCGTGAGTGGTGGAACACCCTCGATAAGAGCACTCAGCAGTTGATTGAAACGCTCGGCGCTCTTGTTCTTGCGTGGAAGCTGGTTAACAGCGCATTTCTTACCTCTCCCATTGGCCGGATTATCGCGCTGGGCCTTGCCATCCTGAGTCTGTATGACGACTACAAGACGTGGCAGGCTGGCGGGAAATCCCTTATCGACTGGGAGAAATGGCAGCCAGGCATCGACTCTGCTAAAAAGGCGCTGGACTGGTTCACTGATAAGCTGAATAAGCTCAACGATGGCACCCTGACATGGAAAGGCACGCTCCAGTCACTTTCTGACTTCATGAAAGGCGACTGGTCGAAGTCTATCAATGATGCGATCGCCTCTGTTAACCGCGCCTTTGGCGGCTTCCTGACTCAGATTGGTCAGAAGTTCGCTAACAGCCCGTTCTGGAAAACTCTGCAGCGCCTCCATATCGTCAATGAGAAAGACACTCAGGACATGCTGAACTTCTTCAGTGGTGAAGGTGGCAAGCCAGCGGGCCCGGCTGCAACTGACAAAATGCCAGGCGAAGATGACGGCCCCGAAGCAATCTACCCTGTCGACGGTCCAGCCTCGCAATATGCACAGTCACTGAAGCGCGGGGAGCGAAACAATAACCCCGGCAACCTGAACTATGCAGGTCAGGCAGGAGCAATGCTGGAGCGTAGTGGCGGGAGATTCGCCAAGTTCCAGTCCGCTTATGATGGCCTGCGCGCCATGGCCCGCCAGCTGATGCTGTACGCGAAGCGGGGAATAAACTCTGTTGAAGGCATCATATCCACCTGGGCGCCATCTTCCGAGAACAACACTGGTGCTTATGTTAACTCCATATCATCTCGCCTTGGCGTTGACCCCAAAGCCGCGCTTAACCTGCAGAATCCACAGGTACTGTCTCAGCTGATGAACGGCATTATTCACCATGAGAATGGCCGCAACATATACTCAAGCGAGCTTGTAAGCCGTGCAGCTTCTGGCGCTGCCTCACCTACCGTCAATCAGGAAACAAACATCCATATTCACGGGGTGAGCGATCCGGAGCGAGCTGGCAGCAGTGTGGCAGAGCGGCAGATGGGCGTTAACTCCCGGCTAACCCAGCAACTTACTCCGGCGGTCAGATAATGGATATTCTCTCTACGCTGTTTTCACAGCAAAGCAGGAAGATAGGCCTGATCATCCCGGACGTGGTTATCTCTGAGAAGCACAGCGATGTGCTGGAAATTACAGAGCATCCTACTGAGAATGGCGCGCCAGTTGCAGACCATGCATACAAGCGTCCATCTGAGCTGACAATGGATGTCGGATTTTCAGGTGGAGGCTCGTTGCTGGATTTTGCGAGTTCTTTCACTGGCACTAGCTTGCTGGATCTCAGTCCAAAAGAGACCTATCAGCAGTTGTTAGATTTACAGGCCCGTCGAGTGCCGTTTGATGTGGTCACTGGCAAGCGCATTTACAGCAACATGCTGATACGCGTGCTTGATGTGACCACCGATAGGACCTCAGAGAACGTATTGATGGCATCTCTGACCCTCAGGGAGGTCATCATTTCACAGGCGCAGGATGTCAACGTAGCCAATAAGTCAGACATGAAGGACGGAGTAAGTACTTCTGAGACGCAAAATACCGGCTCTAAGCCTGCCGTTTTCGCTGATGACGCTTCATTTCTACAGAAAGTAGCTTGGTGGTGGAGCCCATGAAGATCGCCCGAATACCTTTGACGCCGGACAACCAGCGCTTCAATACAGTTATTAACGGCACGAACTACTCAATCCGGTTTCTGTGGCGTGATGAATCCGGGTGGGTTATGGACCTGATGGATAGCGGCGGTCGGCCAATTGCCATTGGCATCCCCTTAGTGACAGGCGCAAACCTGTTAGGGCAATACGCATGCCTCGGGCTGGGTTTTGGCCTGGTTGTTTTGTGTGACGACCCAAATCAGGATTATCCCACAAAGTTAGACCTGGGTATAAAAAGCCATTTATTATCAGTAACGGAGTGAGCATGAGCCAGAACTGGATGCGCCACTTTGAACTGCTTCTGGTTGATGAGTCTGGCGCCGGCATCAGCCTTTCTGATTTCAAAGTCGTGTTTAATATCGAGTGGACGAATGCGCTATGGCCGCGTGTTGCGACGGTGAAAATCTATAACCTGAAGAAAGACACTGTAAGCCGGATTCAGGGGAAGGAGTTTTCCAGGCTGAAGATGATCGCCGGTTACGATGGTCTGGCCGCGCCGGTCGATGCCAGCCAGGTAGGTATTGCACGCAATGTCGATGCGACTCAGGTGGGCCAGACGGACGGTCAGAACTTCGGCCAGATATTCGATGGCGAGATTCGCTTTACGATAACCGGGCGCGATAACCCTACCGACACTTATATCATGATTCAGGCCATTGACGGTCATCAGGCTTTTGTGGCCGCGAAGGTCAACACGACGCTGGCCGCTGGTTACACGGTGGCAGATTTGCATGCCGCCACGATGCAGAGCTTCCAGCCCTTTGGCGTGACGCAGGGCATTACTGCTCAGATGCCGGACACCGTATTCCCTCGCGGGCGTGTGATGTATGGCATGGCGCGCGACGTGATGAGCAACGTGGCTGACCAGTGCAATGCCAACTGGCAGATTGTGGATGGTCAGGCGCAGATGGTCAGCACTGATAAGTACATCCATGAGGCGATCGTGCTCAACAGCCGCACCGGACTCATTGGCATGCCACAGCAGACCATGGGCGCTGGCGTTAACGTGCGATGCCTGATTAACCCCAATATCCGGGTTGGTGGACTGATAGAGTTGGACCAGGCATCTGTTTATAGAATCCCATTGACTAACGAGGATGTCTTGGCCGTCCAATATGATAGCAACGGCAATGTGGTGTCTTCTACTAGGCTGAGAGAGTTGGATGTAAATGGAAATCTTGTAGTGTCAGATGCCAAAAATCAGCCATCAAGTATTGCGACCGATGGCGTGTATATCGTGCAATCCATCAGTTATACTGGTGATACACGCGGACAAGCCTATTATATGGATTTGATGTGCAAGGCTAGAAACGATGCAACATTACAAACTCAGGCTTCGCTAAACAGAACGGCGGTATAAGTATGAAAAAATTCGCTTTCGTCTTAATGCTTTTTGTTTTTCAGGCATCCGCTACTGTGAGTTGTTACAAAACAGCGACGGGAACTACCTATTGCTCTGGTACTGACATCTCAGGTAAACAGATTAATACCACGTCGAGCACAACCGCCACTGGAACTACCTACACATCAGGAAAAGACGGATCTGGCACAATAAGCCGACAGTGCTTTACCACCGCAGCCGGTACGACATATTGCGATTAAATTATAAGGAAATTATGAAAAGATATCTTTTGACTATCCTTTTTCTTCCCATGCTATCTAACGCAGGCACTTTAGGTGATTTCTTTAAATCAAACCCTGAGTTAGATAACAATATCGCTATACACTCTGCAATTTCAAAATCATCACGATTCGAAGCTGCAGGATATGCCAGGCGAGAAGGCGGTGATGAAGGTAAATTGATGGATGATAAAGGCGATCAATTTGCAGTGCTGGGATTCCGTAGAGTTAAAAATGCCTGCAAGTATCCAGAAGCGGCGGCTGTCATGAATCTTTCAGAAAGCGATTGCGCCATCGTGCTTAAAAAGGATATTTAGGTTTCAACAAATCTAAACAAAACCCGCTTCGGCGGGTTTTTTATTGGAGCTAATATGCCAGTTTCACCACAATCACAGGCTGGCGGTGAATCGCAGGCCTACAAAGCGCTGTCAGATTCAATCTTCTCCATGCTCCGCGTCTCCATGCCTGGCATTATCCAGTCTTTCGATCCGATTGCAGTAACCTGCACCGTCCAGCCAGCTATCAGCGGGCAGGCGGCCGATGAGCTGGGTAACTTCAAATCGGCGCCTCTTCCTTTGCTTCTCGACGTCCCGGTTGTGTTCCCACGCGGCGGCGGATGCACGATCACCTTCCCGGTCAAAGAGGGGGATGAGTGCCTGGTCATTTTCAGTGACCGCTGCATTGATTTCTGGTGGCAGAACGGCGGTGTACAGGAGCCTGTAGACCCACGCCAGCATGACCTGTCAGACGCTTTCGCTTTTGTCGGTCCACAGTCGCAGGCGGAGAAAATCAACAATATCAGCACCACCACGATGCAGATGCGCACCAATGACGGGGCGGCTTATATCGAGCTTGACCCGAACAGCCATGCAGTAAACATCGTTGCACCAGGCGGCCTGAATGTAACGACCCCTCTGGCTAAGTTCAGCCAGGCGGTAACGATAACAGGTCTTCTTACGTGGATGGGCGGCATGGTAGGTAGCCTCGCGACCGGAACTGCAGCAAAAATTACCGGCGCCATCGAATTCCTTGGCAGCCTGAAATCCAACGGCAAAGACATCAGCGATCAGCATACGCATAACGGCGTACAGTCTGGCTCTGGCAATTCAGGCAAGGTGAACTGATGCGATACAGACGCGAAGATGAAAACGGTGATTACACCTTCGGGAAAGGGGATGACACATGGCTGATTAACTCACCGGAGTGTGTTGCTCAGGCCGTAAAAACGCGCTTCCTGCTCTGGTACGGTCAGTGGTTCCTCGACACTACAGAGGGCACTCCATGGGTTCAGTCGGTACTCGGAAAGCAGAAGCCTGAAACTTATAACCTGGCTATCCGAAAACGGATACTTGAGACGCCCGGCGTTAACTCAATTAAGTCGTTCGATACCAACCTGAACACCTCATCACGGCGTGTGATTTTCACCGCAACCATCGACACCATCTACGGAACGACTACCGTCACAAGCGAGGCATAATGGCTCTCAATCTCGATACGCTGGGGCTCTCCGCTACGGTGACTGCCTCAGGGATAAGTGCGCCTGATTACCAGACGATACTGAGTAAACTCACCGAATATTTTCAGCAGATTTACGGTACCGATGCTTACTTAGATCCGGACAGTAAAGATGGGCAGATGGTGGCTTTGGTAGCCCTGTCGGTGCATGACGCTAACAACACTGCGATTCAGGTTTACACCTCATTCTCACCATCAACCGCCATGACCGACGCACTTACCCGCAACATCAAAATTAACGGTATCACGCGAAAGCCTTCGACGAATTCAACGGTTGACCTGACGCTCAGCGGCACTGCCGGAACCACTATCACCAACGGCTCCGTTAAGGATGCGAACGGTATTATATGGAACCTACCCGCCAGCGTTACGATTGGCGTGGGTGGCTCAGTGACTGTAACAGCAACCTGCGCCGTTCCGGGCGCAGTAGCAGCTGTGATTGGCTCAATCACTCAGATAAACACACCTACCCGAGGCTGGATGGCTGTAACTAACTCAGTGGCAGCAGCAGTTGGCTCAGATGCAGAAAAGGACTCGGCACTGCGCATCAGGCAGAGCCAGAGTGTTGCTATCCCATCCCTGACACCATTTGAAGCCGTCGATGGCGCACTGGCTAATGTCGCTGGCGTGACCCGGCACAAGCTCTATGAGAACGATACCGGCGCTACTGATGCCAACGGCATCCCCGGTCATTCTATCGCTGCCATTGTGGAAGGCGGGGATGTAACCCTGATAGCACAAACCATCCGGGGCAAAAAAGGTCAGGGCGTGGGGACGTTCGGCAGCACAACCACCCAGGCACCTGACAAGTACGGCAATCCGCACAACATCAGTTTTTCAAGACCGACTAATGTTCCGATTTATGTGGCTCTGGTGCTGAAGGTATTCACCGGATACACCACGCAAATTGGTGAGCAGATTAAGCAGGCAATAGCTGATTACATCAACTCTCTGACAATCGGGGATGATGTCTTACTCAGTCGCCTGTATTCACCTGCAAACCTCGGCGTAGTCAGTGGCGGTAATGCTCGTTATTACGACATTAATAGCCTGCAGGTAGGCAAGTCAGCAGGGTCCGTGTCCGCATCAAACATTGTCATCGCCTATAACGAATCCGCTACCTGCAGCGCAGCGAACATCTCCATTACGGTGTCGCCATGAGCAAATACACAGACCGTATAACCAACTATCACAGGGGAAAGCCCCTGTTCGTTGAACACGTTGATTTATCGACCCGGCCACTTACAGACGTGTCCGATGCAATGTATGGACTGATTTCAGCGTTTGATATTGATGAGGCGATTGGCGTTCAACTGGATGCGCTGGGCGAGTGGATAGGCAGAAGCAGGATTGTAAGCCAGCCAATATCTGGCGTTTATTTCTCGTTTGATACCGCGGGTCTGGGGTGGGATCAGGGTGTCTGGCAGGGGCCATATGACCCCGACGCCGGTTACACCAGCCTCAGTGACGAAACTTACCGCATCATCCTGAAAGCAAAAATAGCCATCAATAACTGGGACGGAACTAACGACAGTCTGCCTCGGATTCTGGATACCGCGCTGGAGGGGTCAGGCCTGACGATGCAGATCGTCGACAATCAGGACATGACTATCGGCGTGTGGGTCTTCCCTGACACTGATATCAGCAATGTGTCTCTGGAGTTAATTGCTGCCATACGGCAGGGCTACCTGACGGTTAAAGCAGCTGGCGTCTACGCCGGAAGCATTTCAACTCCATCAGTTATTACACCTTCGACGGGAAACAAGTTCTTTGGCTTCGATCTCGAAAACCAATACATCGCCGGATTTGATGATGGCGCCTGGGAGAAAAAACTATAATGGCTACTAATGACTTTAAACCCTTCGCTGTTGGCTCTGGCGCGAACGTAACAACTCAAGCTGATTGGGTGGCGCTAGCTGCTCTGGCTCAAGGGTTTCAGTCCGGAAAGGCATCTTCCGCACAGATAAATAAAGCGCTACGTCAGAGCTCTACAATTGCCGCCATGATGGGTCAGTTCATCGCTAACGCTGGAACTGACGCACTGGATAACGGTGACGTAGCAACCATGGTGACCAATCTGATTGCAGCAATGAAGGGGAACCTTAACCTTAAGTCAGCCGCATATAAAGACTCTGGTAATGGTGTCGGACAAATACCTGACATGAGTTACTTTGCTAGTCAGCTTGCCGTTCCTGGCTATCAAAAATTGCCTGGAGGGTTGGTAATGCAGTGGGGTACAGGTGCAGTGCCAATTTCAGGAAGTGTTACCGTTTCATATCCTATTTCGTTTTCTTCAGGTTATGTTCAGTTTGTATCGCCAATAGACTCTAGCTCTGTAAATAATTACGCAGTTCGTGTTGCATCATCAACAGTATCAACACTAACTGTCACTTCTACCAATACCCAAAATATTACAGGATTTATGTACATGGCTCTGGGTAAAGCATAGGAATATGAAAATGGTTGACTATAAGTATTCTAAAGAAACTAATGGTTTTTATGTGGATGGGGTTAGTGATTTCATTCCTGAAGATGCTGTGAGCATAAGTGTAGATAAATATAACGAGCTTATGCTTGGTCAAAGTCAAGGTAAGCAAATCACATCTGACAAAAAGGGAAATCCAGTATTGTCCGATCCGCCGGCAGCAACCAAAGAGCAACTAGCTATTGTTGCTGAGGCCAAGCGAGCCTCATTAATGGCTGAAGCTTCTGTGGCGGTGTCACCCTTACAAGATGCCGTAGATCTTGGAGATTCTACAGCCGAGGAGGAGGCTCTTTTGAAGAGTTGGAAGCAGTACAGGGTGGCGCTTAACCGGTTAGATCTATCAAAGGCTCCTGATATCTCTTGGCCGGTTAAGCCAGACTGACCGTACATTGAATGTCGGTTTACTGTGGCCGACTTTCAATGCGATTAGCCAGTCTTCTGCCATAATTCCTAAGTGGTTTTTCAACCATTCGGAAATTTATCTCCACCAAAAATACAGTCAGCATAAGTGCTAGCAGTGTCATTACAGCGCACAGCATAATGGTCTTCGATGGTCCCTGCCCAATAGATACGTAGTATCGAACAGTTGACTCTTGGATGAAGTAAATTACAGGCATATGAATAATGTAGATGGCATAGGAGCGCGAACCGATCCACAGCAATAACTTACGCAGTGGTTTGGGGCAGAAAATGTAGCCTTTGTTGAATGAGGCAATGAAAACCAGTGAAGCGCTTGCCAGAGCCAGTAAGCCAACCATAAACCTGCTTTCATGCATGTCAGGTATGCTCACCATCAAAAATACCATCAAGAAAGAGGTGACTAACAGTGATCGTCTCCTGCTTTGTAGGAATTCAGGTTCAACATTATTCAGACCGTTTTTCATGTACATGATGGCAATTACAACGCCCCATGAAATTGCATCCAGCCTGAAGTTGAGGATCGGATGCCCCTGCCTTAATATGAAGAACTGAACAGCTATGAAGCCAATCAGTAGAGGGATTCTGTTTTCTTTTTTGCTGAACAAAACAAAGAACGGAAAGATAAAATAGAATTGCTCTTCAAGGTTAAGAGACCAGAACGGGCCGAATGTAGTAGGAATACCGTGGTCAGTCATGTAAGCCGAAAGGTAATTATAATTGTATGTCAGTACGCTTAACGCTTGATAAATATTCCATCTCACGTTACCAAATGCGCCTGAGATATTATAAAAAAACGTCAATGCCAAGAGGATCGAGATCCACAGGAAAGAGGTCGGAAACAGCCTGAATGCTCGCTTAGTAAAGAATGCGCCAATGGCTTTGGACGAGGACACCCCAGAATCTTTGCATCTATCAATCAGGGGGATTAAAGAGCAGCTTACAACAAATCCTGATATGCATAAGAACAAGTCTACACCTGACCAGAAACTAATATAAGTGTTAACCTTCGCAAAAAATGAGTGGTCACTCCAGAAGTACAGAGAAGGGAAGTGCTGCACAAGAACCATGATGATTGCGAAAGCGCGCAGAATTTCAATATCGCTGTTTGGTCTCAGCTTTTCCATTTGGCCTCAGATGTGAACGTTAAGCGGCAAGATAGTACCAACCAATCCCTCACGCGGGTAGTCATAAAAAAGCCCCGGCGACGGGGCAGCTACAGACCGCGCCAGTCTCAGCAGGCTGCGGGGTGGGTGATTTGAGATTAGTCACTCACCACCGCAAGCGCCAACTAAAAACCCTGCACCATCAACCCCTTTACAAATCTGTGCACCGCTCCGCCTTGATCAAAACCACCGATCGATATTACTGTTTATCCATACAGTATTTATCAGAGGGGGATTTATCATGGCGAGAGAGAGTGACATACATGCAGCATTCACTGGAGCGATAACAACAGATGGCCGGGGGCGTCAGATTGTCACCACTGCGGCGTTCCAGAAGCGCCTGGATGACGTGAATCACGTGTGGACCCTGGCAGAGTGCAATCGGTGGATTAGGCGTTACCAGAATTTCTTCTTCGAGCTGGTTACCGAGGAGACCGAGAATAAAACGTGGTCGCTCCGCAATATGGGGTACGTGAGGTAATTATGGGATTTCCATCACCAGCGTCCGATTACATAGAGCGGCGCATCGACCTGAACGATGTACTGATGCCTCACCGGAACAACATGATCCTGATTGAGACGCCGGACGGGTTCGTGCTGGCAGATAAATCACTGAAGCCAGCCCCGGGCGATAAGGTCGCATTCCAGATAGGCGAGTTCCTGCAACTGGGCAGATTGTTCAGTTCAGGGATTATCACTTCAGACGGCGAGACGATCGACGGAGAGGGCATGGAGGGGGTTATCGTGCTAGGGAAGGTGACGTCCGAGGTCGTGTCTGTGTACGAGCCTCTCCGGCCTACGATTTAGCGGTAGCACACATGTAGCACAAAAAAATACCGCAAATCACCTCAAAACCACCACTACGGCAGTTTGTGACTTGCGGTATGTCTCTGTAAAACCACGCCTCAACGCACAGCAACCTGATATGCTAAATATTCAAAGTGAAATTATGAATATGCAGGTTTAGTGAGCTGATTCCGCTGAACAAGGCACGCCTGCGTGGAAGTGGATTAGGGTAGTGGGTTGCCAGCATCAAGGCCGATCCCTTTGCTGAGTCTATGACCCTGTACTGGCGATAATACAGGTGTCATTGACTATACTGCTCTTTATTACGAGCCGTGCAGCAGGGAACTCACTCTTCGGTGCAGACGACCCGACCCCTCATCACCCATCAGCAGGACGCCAGCCCAATGCTAAAAAAACTTATCCTTATCGCATCGTTAATCAGCTTATCGGTTCCAGCCTTTGCTGCCACGCAGTGCGGGCCGTTCTATCTTAAACCTGACAAGAGCGGCTGGTTCTCGGTGAATGGAGAACGCGCAAAAACGCAGAAAGTCACTTTTGCGAAAGAGAAGGGCGATTACGACAACGCGACCGTCAAACTGCTGGTGAAAAACAGCAAAGCGCCGGGGATGGTGGATATGGAGCTGACGAACCGTGAGGGCAAAGGGCTATTAAGAGCTGAAATCGTCCGCACCAGCCAGAGTCAGATCCGCATACGAGGTGCCTATGATTGCGAACCGGCTAAATAGGCTGAGCTTCGACTGCCCACTACTGAACATGGCATAGCCCGGAAGCGGGCGTGATAAAAGCCTTTGTGAGAAGAGTGCGAAAGGTTGTCAGGCAAGCGCTTGTGCTCGGGCTGGCCTGACAACTTATTCTGTCTCCTGGTCGTCCATCCTGCATCACGCACATGCCGACGCGGCATTTAACGTGATGTTTTGCACCGCGCGATCATCCCTGAAACTGCTGTGCTGATATCTGATGCTTTTGGAGCATAGTAAAATGTCGCACTGGTCTGATGATGGCTGAACTTTGCAATTTCAACCCAGGCCACGGTTTCATCATCCTGTTCAAGGTTATATCGCTTCGTGCCATCCGGCAGGGGGTCATCCTGCTCCAGATAGAGTTTTTGATCCTGTGCCGCTACGTTAAGGCAGGATTCAACCTGAAAAGGAGGACCGTCGAAATAAGCGGTTTTTGTTGTCGGGTGTAATCCAACCCGTCCCATATCTACGCATCCGCCCATCAGACTTATGCTCAGGGCAATAATGATCTTCTTCATGAACGAAACCATCATAGTTATTTTGTTGACCAATAATATCCGGATATTGATCGTATCGCTCATTTTAATCAAAAATCTGCGCTTAATATTGCTGGCGTTACGGACTATATGTAACATTCTGCGCAACGCATTATGATGTAAGCAACGGACAGGAACTCAGTAGCCCGCATCAGGTGACTCATGCTGTCTGCTGGTGTTAACCGTTGTCAGGTGAATGTCAGGTAAATATCACTCTGAATGGTTGCTCATCATATCGTTAGTCTGCTTTGAGGTGGATGCCCGAAAATCATTGCCTGCAGCCTTTGTTAGCCAGTTTATTATAAACATGGATAGTTTTACGCAGTACATTACACACACATCAGGTTCATTAAAAATCGGCCTCAACAAAAGGCGTTATACCTCTGTTGTGTTACGCATGTTGAGGTGTCCTGATGAAAATCCTTACTACTTAAGTGCCTCTGAATATTATGATTTATGACTGTTTTTTGTACTACGATGAAGATATCTTGCTTGAGATGCGTCTGAACACGCTTGAGCATGTTGTTGATCGGTTTGTCATTGTGGAATCGCGCTATACCTTTACCGGAAAACGCCGGGAAAAGCTTCATTTTGATATTGAGAAGTTCGATCGTTTCCGCGATAAAATTATTTATATTGTTAACGATATTGCGCCCAGATTTTATCAGGAAGCCTTTAAATCGAATAGTTCTCTGGTTAATGCGGGTGAGACTGATCCCTGGGAAAATGAAGCCACTGCACGTAATCAGATTATGCAGGGGCTGGCCGGCGCGCAGGATGATGATATTGTTATTGTGTCAGACGTCGATGAAATTCCCCGACCCGAGGCGATAAAAGCATTCAGTCATCAACATCTTTGCACGACGCTGCATCAGCAATATTTCAATTTTAAATTTAATGTCCGGGTTTTAAATGACGACGGCACACCGCGCTGTGCCACCCTGGCAAAAATGGTGACCTGTAAAACGCTGCGAAACTTTTTTATGGGACAACCGGAATTGCTTCGCAATGTTAAGCGTCGTGGAACACCGATACGCGAGAACTGGTTGCGCTGGAAGTGGCTAAATTTCCGGACGAAAACCATTAAGAACGCAGGGTGGCATTTTTCCTGGGTAATGAGCGATGAGCGCATCAGTGAAAAAATGTCTTCGATTTCTCATACCGAACGTAACTGTCCCGAATTTAATAATCCGGATCACATACGGCGCTGCGTTGAGAACAATATTGATATCTGGAATCGTCCGCGAAGGATGGAGATAGTGCCGGTAACATCCGAACATTTTCCAGCCTGGCTGGTTGAAAATCAGTACCAGCTTGCCGATCTCATTAAATCTTAACGCTGACCAGCGCGCCCAGCGGGCGCGCCTGTCGCACATCAGCTTGCCTTGTAAGGATCTTTTTTGTCATCCTGGCTGTCATCATTTTTGCGCGGCACTTCGCCATGATCTTTCGGCGCATCAGTGGCAGGATGATCATCTTCCTCGTAAGCATTACCAGCGTTTGGCGCGGCTTCCGGCAGGCTTTTGCTGACATCACCTTCTTTCTTACGTTCTTCATTCGTATTGTGTTTAAACATAACTCTCTCCTTTTATTCCAGTCTCTTAAGTTTAGACCAGCACTGACATCCCGCATGCGCAGCGGATTAAAGAAGAAAAAAAAGCCCGCCAGCGGCGGGCTAATCGGAGTTTCTCTCATACTGAACACGTCATTTTTCGATGTTTGGGTGTGTACAGCAGGTTCATGCTAACCGGGAATCCCTGATGCAGTAATGGACAAATCTGTCATGTCGCTTGCGGCAGGTCACATTCCCGTCGATAAACAGATCGATAAATAAATTCGATTGAACGGATTAGCAAAAGGCATATAGTGGCCTGCGTTACCAGGAGATAGATATTATGTTAAGAGACTATTTAAAGATTGAAGCTGAAGATCAGTTAATCGAACAACGCTCGCTGAGCCTGAAAAATCGTGGTCAGGAAGAGGTCACCGAATGGATTATTGTAAATAGCCAGGGAGTTAAAAAAGGCGGCGTAACCCTGTTCGATAAACTCAGTACCCGCCGCTCATGGCCCGTGAATTACCGCATTATGCAGACCGATTTGCAGGGCAAAGTGGTGGTAGATCAACTGACCGATGCCCTGTAACTGTCCGGTTATAAACTCAGCCACTGTTGTACGATGAAAAGTGAACCCGCGCCCGGCGGGTTTTTTTATGGCTGGCGGTATCGTCGCAGTTCCACCAGCGTACCAATCAGCTTCAGGCTGTCCCGGCTGGATTGCAGCTCAGGGAAATTGATATTGACCGGTGCCAGTTCAAACTGCATGACGCCATTTTCACTGCCGCGCTGACGCCAGGTGCGTAGCAGCACGACCTGTTGCTGCAATGCCAGCACGCAGTCGCCGGGCTGAGGTGACTGCGTGGGATCGATGATCACCACATCATTCCGCAGAATCGCGGGCGTCATCGCCTGTTCTTCCACCCGGATGGCAAAGCTCTGCTGTGAAAGCGCCATGTCGTTGTGCATCAGCAGTTCATGCCGGACGGAACCGGCCTCGCTCAGCCATCGCGGCACGTCGCGCTGTGCAAGCAGTGGGATCTGGTGCAGACCACTCCAGGCGCTTTCGCTGAAAACAGGACCATCCCCATCTATCAGAAAAGCCGGTGCGCAGCCCAGCGCTTCGGCGAGCCGCAGCAGGTTCTCACCGCGCGGCAGCGTCTCCTCTTTTTCCCATTGCGAAATCGCCACATGGGACACTTTTACCTGTTGCGCCAATTGCTTCTGCGTTAACTGCAGCGATTTACGTCGGAGTCGGATGCGGTCACCCAGCGTTTCGTTTTTCATAAGCTTGACTTTTTGGTTGAGAGTGACTTAAGTATACTTAAGCCTGGTATTTAAGCAATCTTAAATTTCATGCGGGGGACGTGGCTAAGCAGCACGCAGTAAGTTCCAGAGACCTTACCGTACAAAGGGGTGTGGCATGGAAAGTAGTCTGATTACCAGTATGGGGGCGTTAGTTCTGGGTGGGGGGGCAGCAGCACTGTTCTGGAAACCGTTATTGGCGGGAATTGCGTCAATCGTTACCAGTAATCGAGCCGGCGGCGAAATTATTACCAGCTACAAAGAGCAGGTGGTGTTGCTGAAAGAGAGCAACCTGCTGATACGGGAGGAGAACGATGAATTACGCGAACGGCACGACAGGAATCTGCGGCGTATCTCGACACTCGAAACGGATCTTCGGTTAATCAAGAATGCGGTAGGGATTTTACTGGCAATGACCGAAACCGATCAGAACGATAAATTTCGTAATGAGATTGATCGGCTTATCTCAACTCTGGAGGATCGCAGTGATGGCCACGATTAATAGCACTAAGGCACCTATGTCTTACCGGCGCAAAGTTATCCTCGGCTGCGTATTGCTGAGTTGTTCGATGATTTGCATCCTGATGACGATCATTTTTCTCTACGTCAGTAACACCGCAAACAAGCGGGTCGAGGAGATTCGGGCGGATTACCGCTTAATTGCGGCGCGGCGTGATGACAGAGTGGAGCTGCTGACCGATCAGGTTGCAGCAATACAGCATAAGCTGGATGCAATACCGGATCGCATAGCCGACAAAACGGTCATAAAAGTCAAAGAGGTCGTCACTGAGAGTGAGGTGCCAGCCGTGAAATCCGGTCATAAACCATAACTTCCGATTATTCTTAATGCGGCTTCGCTATTATCGACTAGTTTTAAATATCCGGGCAACATTTTGTACCTGAATGCAGGCCCGCTGATTGGCCGGTTGATGAACCGCTAAGCCTACTCACTTTGGATAGATGACCAGAAGGAAATTTAGCATGAGCGATTCAACAGAAACCAAGACCAAAACTGAATATCTGCGTGACGTGACTTCTCAGCTAAAAGAGATGCGTCACTATGCTCAGACCAACACCGAAACCCTTTCCAGCCAATGGTTAGCGTTTGATGCGGGTGAGTATAAAGACAAGACCAACGCCGACCGAATCGATGCGTTGCTTAATAAGCAGGGTAAACTGCTGGAAGATCTGGATGCCGCGATTCAGGACATCGAGATTGAAGTTAATCACAGCGAGCAGGAGAGCTAAGTCATCTCCCGCTGACTGATGTGGTGGCCGTTAAGGGATTAATCGGCCACCAGCCACATTTCCGCTTCGTCGAACATCTCTTCAACAATCCGCGCAACCGTCGCTTTATCGTTCTTACTCAAATCAGTATCAATCGCGTTACGTTCCATCGGCTTGACCTTAACTTCAATGTCAGGGAACACCCGATGCACCCGCTTTTCCAGCTCCTCACGAATCATCTCGCGAGCACCCGGTAAACCGGCAACGTTGCGCTTGTCATAAATCAACTCAACAAACATGATGGCAATCCATTCAGGGCAAAATCGCTGACATATAATACTGTAAATAAAAACAGTAGCAAGGCAGCGCGCCTGATTTCGTGTAAATTTTTATCTCGCATAAACCTCAATCTTCGACTAGCAAAATGCGCACGCATCGCGACATAATGGCGGCTTACTTTTAGGAGGTCCGCGATGCGACAACTGGTAATTGATATTCTGCTAAAACTGGCAAAGATGGACGTCGATGCAAAAGAGTTGACGGCGCAGCTTGAAGCGCAGTCCCTGCTGGTTGCGGCGCTGCTGGTGCAGGCGAAACAGGACAACTCGCTGACTATTTCAGAAACGGTGCAGGATGCCATTGTTACCGCTTCGCAATCTTCGACCGAGTTTCTGCAGTCTGATGTGGATCTGCTGCTGACGCATATTAATCGTCTGCTGGCGGTAGCGAGTTATGTTGAAGTAAAGGGTAAAGCGACGGAAGGTGAAGGGTAGGGGCGGATAAAAAAATTCGCCTCTGGAGGTGGAATTGAGACAACACCTGCAGAGGCAGTGCATCAGCAATATTCGTTAAAGGACAATCACGACCTGAGTCGCACGCCGAAGTTATACACTTTCCCCCGGTTAGTACAATTTTATCTGCAGTGCCGGAACTGGTTGGAGGTGTTTGCAATATACAACTTCAGCGCGGCCCTGATTAAAGCTCGTTTTTGATGCAAAACTCTTCCCAGCTCATCCCCAGCGACTCAGCATGAGATTTGAGATAAGTCTCGATAGCTTCAGCCGCCACCGCTTTATCCGGCTCAGCGAGCTGAATAGAAAAGATCATTCCATCCAGATTCTTCTGCCGCAAAAAGGCCGCATAGATGCGTTCGGCATGCCATTCGCGCAGCTGTCGCAGTGACAGGTTAGCCGCACGGGCATCGCTCTCCGTTAATTCATCAAGTGCAGACTGAAAGTCGGGATGCGCGGTAAAAAACATCTCGCGCGCCTGGGCATAGTAGGCTTCTGGCGTTTTCATATTCATATTCCTGAAAGTCTGTTGCAGCGCGTCAGTGTAGCGGGTTGTCTTCCGCTTGTCAGGCGTGACAAAGGCGGGGCTTTGCATCAGTTCAGCCTCTGAACTTCCGGTCAAAAACCTGACCGTGGAGCTCACTGCGGGATAAATTCTGGCGCAATCAGGTTCTGCGTGGTGTTTGAACACCCAGATACCTTGCGCAACGCGGTGGAAAAATTATAACGTAGCCGCCATTGATGGGATCTTAGGGATTAAACATGAAAAAGTGGATGCTGATTGCCGCGCTGGCACTGAGTGGCTGTGCACAAATCAACGATTATGAAAATGCGGTGCAAACGCCGGCGCCCGCTGATCTGCAGGGAACCTGGCAAACCGTCGGCCCACAGAGCAGCCTGATCAGCGACAAGGCGATAGCCAGTGTGATCATCAATGCGGATGGCAGCACGCTGGACTGCCGTCAGTGGATGCGGGTGATTGCGAAGCCAGGCAAACTGACCCGGTTAAGCGGCGATTATGTCAACGTAACGCGTCAGGTGCGGGTGATGCCGTTGGTCGTGGAGAATGGCGAGCTTAGCTATGACAGGATGACTCTGCGTAAAGTGGCGCGTCCGACCGTTGAGTGTCAGCAGGCGCTGGAAGAGGTGGCGAAACAGCCGAAAGCCGCCGTGATTCAGAACATCGAACCGCAACTGCTGCGCACACCGATTACAGAAAACAACGCGAAGTCATAA